ACCATCTACGACGGCACGGCGAGCAATAACGTTGTGGCGAGGTTTGACGGGGACGGAATCGGCCTTGTTGGTGATGCGTTTACGCTATCTTCCTCAAAGGTCACGGATGACCCAGAGGATGGCGTAACGAGCACGACCTCAAAGATGCATATGGAAGACAAGAACTCGGACTACTCAGTTCAGTCGTATCTTGACACTTATATTGAGTTGGGTCACCTAGACGGAGTAGACCAAGATGTCGCCAACGGAAATTTCGTCGTCGGCTTTGACATAGAAGACGGTGAAGGGCAATTGATGAGTAACGCCAATCTATACATAGGTGCTGGCGTTGCCCCTACAGGAGTTTACACATCAGATGCGAGTCTATCAGCCGATGACATTAGTCTCATGTCAAACGAGAAAGTTAGCATTTGTGGTAAGTACATCTCAGTCATAGATTACGACAGCTCGCCGTCGCTTTTCTGCGATATGTCCAAATTTATTTCTGGAATTATGTGCCATTCTCCTTCGTCAGCGGAAGAAGTGACCATAGGCACAGACAGTTTCGCGGCTTCGAATCGCGCTCTTTCCATAAAAGCGGCAGTCAGCAATAGCTCTTCTAACGTCAACGGACATTCGCTGGATTTCCTGATTAGGACAGATGGCATAAATCTGTACGACTACACCACCTCTCAGACGCTTTGGACTTTTAACGATAGTCCGTCTCAGGCCAACCTCACCCGTGGTAGTGCCGCTGCGTCATGGTCGAACGGCATAGTTCGATGCTATGGCAAGGTTGTTACGATGACCATTAATGGAGCGAAGTTATCCGCTGCTCTGGCAAGTGGCTCAACATCTGGAACCATTGCGACAATACCAACGGGGTACCGTCCAAGCGTGCTTCAACGTGGCGTCGCATGCATCGGCACTGCTGGAAACTACGCAAATGTATGGTTTGTCGCGAGCAACACGGGAAGCGTGGCAATAGCAAACCGTTCTTCGCTTCAAATCCCTACCACGGCTGAAATCAGCATGCAAATCACCTACATCATCGACTAAGGAGCGGACATGTCCTATCTCACAATCGAGCTAAAGACCAATTCAGAGGGCGGTACCGCAGCCGAGGTCGTTTATACGGGTGCCGACCGCCGTTATGCCGAGCGCAAGTACCACGAGACCCTTGCCACGGCAGCAACGTCTGGCCGTCCCTGCCATGCGGCAATTCTGATTCAGGGCGATGGCACGCTTCTGGACACCTATTGCTACGTCACCGAACAGGAGCAGTCGTGATGCCGTACTCGCAGGCCGACCACGATGCAGCGGCCACGCAGGGCGGCATCGGTCTATTGGTGGCCGCTGTGCTGATATTGTCCATCATTCTAATACTTGCGGTGGTCTCATGACCGTGACACTAGGCGGCATCATAAGCTGGCTCGCACCCATCCTTTCTACCATCATCATCACCGCAGCCACGGTGAGCATCAACGCGCAGGCAAAGAAGCACGAGCGCGTGGCCGAGGAACGCCATCAGGAGACCGAGAAGAAGCGCAAGCAGGAGGCCGAGTGGCGTGGTGAGGTCGACCGACTGATGCAGGAACAGGGTGACGCGCTCAAGTCCGTGGCGAACGACCGCGATAACTGGTATGCGTGGCGTGCGGAGATGATTGCCCAGATGCAGGCTCAGGACGCGCGAATCGACACCATCCTGCAAGCCCAATGCACCCAGATGCGGTCAGACATCATCCACAAGTGCCACAGGTACCTCGATGACTTGGGACGCGCAAGCACTGAGGAGAAGCAAGCTCTTAACGCCGAGCATGAGGACTATACGGCCATGTGCGAGGCGAACCACATCGTCAACAACTTCGTGGACAAGCTCGTGGAGCGCGTAATGCAGCTTCCAGAGCGTGAGATTTAGGAGGAACCATGACCTACATCCTGCCCGACAAGCTCTATGACCTCATCAAGTACGTGGTCACCGTGATTCTGCCTGCCGTCTCGGTCGCCTATGTCGGCCTTGCGGCAATCTGGGGCTGGCCGTATGCGGACGAGGTCTCGCGCACCTTTGCAGTCGTGTACACCTTCCTCTGCGCCGTCATGGGCATTTCGCAGCTCACCGCCAAGGAGGAGTAGACATGGCAGGCGAAAAGGTGGGCATCACGCGCGGCACCACGCCGAGCATCCCCGTCACGGTGCCCATGGACCTGACGGGGTACTCGTGCTACCTCTCCATCGGCAAGAAGGCGCGCAATCCCTACTTCACGGCTGACAACTCGCAGATGAACGCGACCTACGGCGAGACTTCCATCCTCGTCTTTACCCTCACGCAGGAGCAGACCCTCGCATGCAAGGCTGGCACGGCCTACGTGCAATTGCGTCTCATTGACGGCGAGACGGCGCTTGCATCGACCATGGGCGAGATTGAGGTCTTCGACGTGGTGAAGGACGGCGAGATTGAAGATGTCTATTAGTCTCACCCTCGAAAACGGCATCGAGATTTCGGTGCAGTTTCCATCGCCGCCGACCCTTGAGTTCGCAGTTGACAACGAGACCGAGTTCGTGGCTGCGGTCGGCACAGTCACGACCGCTCTCAGCGACTACGAGCAACTCAACAACATGCCCTCAATCGAGGGCGTAACGCTCGTAGGCAACCACACTCAGGAGGAGCTTGGCGTCAACCCCATCGGCAACGCCGCGATACTCGCCCTATTCAGCTAAGGAGCAAACAATGGCAAACAACTACCTCGACTACGACGGCCTCGCGCTGTACGACGAGAAAATTAAGCAGGTCGTCGCTGGAAAGGTGGACAAGGACGGTGCCAAGGTTCTTTCCACCAATGACTACACCACCAACGAAAAGAACAAGCTCGCTGGCATCGCTGCTGGCGCGACCAATAACTCGGCCACCACCACGACGCCTAAGATGGACGGCACGGCTGCGGTAGGCTCCGAAACTGCTTACGCCAAGGGCGACCACGTACACCCGACCGATACGAGCCGTGCCCCGCTTGCGAGTCCGACCTTCACTGGCACCCCCAAGGCACCGACTGCTACGGCTGGCAACAGCTCGACCCAGATTGCCACGACCGCGTTTGTCGGCACGGCAATCGCCAACGCAATCAGCGGCATCCAAGGCATCAGCTACGAGGTCGTGCAGACCCTTCCCGCCACTGGCGCGGCTGGCGTCATCTACCTCATCTCCAACAGCGGCAGCGGCCAGAACATCTACGACGAGTACATCTGGACGGGCAGCGCGTTCGAGAAGATTGGCACGACCGACGTTGACCTCAGTGGTTACCAGCCCAAGATGGACGCAATCACCAACGCACAGATTAACTCCCTGTTCTCGTAGGAGGTGAGCCATGGCCTACCTCGACTATGACGGGCTTTCCCACTATGACGAGCTAATCAAAGATGAAATCGGCGGCAAGGTTGACGTTGGGGGTAAGGCTGGCGGCATCCCATACGGCAGCGTGGACTCGACCAGCACGTCCACCAAGTTCACCGCGACCGTGGACGGCCTGACCGAGCTGTACGACGGCGCGTGCGTGATGCTCCACAACGGCGTGGTCACGTCCGCGAGCGGATTCACCGTCAACATCAATGGGCTTGGCGCGAAGCCCTGCTACAGCAATATGACCAACGCAACGCGCGACACGACCATCTTCAACGTGGCGTACACCATGCTGTTCGTGTACTCGACCGCGCTGGACTCCGGCAACGGCGGTTGGTGGATATACCGCGGCTATGACGCCAACACCAACACCATCGGCTACCAGCTCCGCACGAACAGCACCGTGCGCAACGTCTCCGACACGGCACGATACTACAAGCTCTACTTCACCAGCGCCGACAGCACGACGTGGGTGCCAGCGTCGGTCAACTCGACCAACAACGCGACCTCGGCAAGGCCCGTCAACCAGCGCCCCATCGACCCGTTCGGTCGGATCGTCTACACCAGCGCAAGCACGAGCTACGCGGCAGGCGCCAACCTCGCGGCGACCACCATCTGGGACCAGTACACCCTCGTCCTCGGCTACAGCTTCAACCGCACTGGCGAGGCGCTCGACCTCACCGCAGAGCGGCCCGTCTACGTCAAGTGCGCGCCACAGGATGACGGCTCGGCAATCATGGACGCGGACGAGCCTATCGTGCAGCAGCTGCCCACGACCAAGGACGGCAAGATTTACATCTGCCTCGGCATCGCCTACAGCGCCACGAACATCGAGCTTGTGCCGCACCATCCCGTCTACTGGCATGACGGCACTGGAATCAGGCTGTGGACGGGAGCAAAGAGCATCGTCGCCGATGGCTCCGTCACGACCGCGAAGCTGGGGTCTTTTGCCGTGACCACGGACAAGCTGGCGCTTGGGGCGGTCACTCGCAACACAATCTCGGACTCACTCTATAACGAGCTGTCTAATATCAGCTACATCGCCACCGATGCGACCACGCAAGCTGTGATGGCAAACGCGGGAAAGACGGCCGTGACGCTTGCTCCAAACGCCTTTGCCAGCTCTTCTGGTGAGAACGATGACTCGCGCACGCGGCTCTGCTGGTTCACGATGGCGAACGGGCTTGAGATTGCGCCCATCGGTTATGCGGCAGACCTTGAGGGCGTGGTCACCTTTTACGCACGAGGGCTGCACACGATGGCGAGTGGCACGATGAACGACACCGCATGGACGATCACGGCACTGCCGACCGATGGGGACGGGGTGAGCTTCTGATGGCAAAGGTCTTAGTCACGGAGCAGTACCTCACCGACATAGCCGATGCCATCCGCGAGAAGCTGGGCGTGAGCGACACCTACACCCCCGCGCAGATGGCGGGGGCGATAGAGGGCATCAGAGGCGAGGTCGTTCTACAGGCCGACATGCCCGACTACGTGAAGGACGCGGCGCTAGAGGTGGCACGCAAGGTCGCAGCCGTGCAGACCAGCTCGACCATCACATTCATCGCCATGAGCGACGCGCACGACCTGCTGTCGAACAGCGACATCCGCACGGGACTCATGCACGCGGGGATGGCCGCAAAGGCAATCAGCTACATGGTGCCGCTGGACTTCTTCTTCCACGGTGGGGATGCCACGATGGGCAGCGCGACCACGACCCTCGCGGACGGCAAGGCCGAGCTGGCAGAGGTCAACCATTGGATTGACGAGGCGGCGCAGGGCGTGCCGAACTTCCGCACCCCAGGAAACCACGACGCGCTGAGCTACAACACGAGCATCACGCCCCTGACCAATGCCGAGCTGTATCAGTACTTCGGCAAGTACAACGACGACGGCACGACGGTCATGGGCAGCACGACGGCTGGCTATTGTTACCGTGACCTCACGGCCAAACAATGTCGCGTTATCTGCCTCAACACGGCAGAGAGCGGCAAGGAGAACGTGAACCCGTCACAGCAGATCTGGTTCGCGCGGACGCTCGCCAGCACTCCGAGCGGCTACGGCGTGGTCATTCTCTCGCACCATCCGCTCGACTGGGGCGCGATAAACCCGTGCGCCAACATCCTCTACCAGTTCCACGAGAATGGCAGCTACACGGTCAGCGGCACGACGGTCAGCTTCGCGTCGGTCAACCCCGCCTACACCGTCTGCTTCCACGGCCACGTGCACGACTTCCTCGCAGACCGCGTGCACCGCATCGTGAACAGCGAGGGCATCCCCTTCGACGTGCGGCGCATCGCCGTGCCCAACGTCTGCTTCAACCGAAACAACGAGTACGGCGCGGGCAGCTCGCCAGAGTACTACGGAATCGAGTACGGCGAGAGCACGACCTACGCCAAGACGGCTGGGACGGCCAACGACACGGCCTTTGTGGTCAACGTCATAGACCCGACGAACGAGCTGGTTCATAGCTTCTGCTACGGCGCGGGGTACGACCGGGCCGTGAGCATCGGCGCGACTGTCTACCACACCGTGACGGCCACGCTCAGCCACGTCACGAGCAGCAACGCGGCCACGACGGTCGAGGACGGCACCGCCTACACGACCACCCTCACGGCGGCGAGCGGCTACGAGATTAGCGCCGTCACCGTCACGATGGGCGGCACGGACGTCACCGCCACGGTCTACAACAGCTCGACGGGCGTGGTGAGCATCGCCAGCGTGACGGGCAACGTGACCATCACCGCGAGCGCAATCGTGCCCGTGAGCTACACCAACCTCGTGCCGACCGCCGTCACGTCTGGCGGCGCGGTGTGCGGCTACAAGAACGGCTACTACGTCAGCGGCAGCGGCAAGGTGGGAGACTTCTCCGCGAACGCGAGCTTCGTGGCCACGGGCGCGATGGCGCTGCCCTCTGGATGGCAGTACATCTACGTCAAGGGCGTGCCGATGCTCAGCGGGGACAGCCACGAGCGCTACTACTTCGGCGACGCGAGCAAGACCGTCTACAGCAGCGGCGGCTACCTCAACGCGACCAACTACTCCTCGCAGTACATGACCATCGAGACGCTAGGCACCAACTACTACCGCATCAGCTCGACGCACGCCAACACCAAGGCGGCATCGTTCGTGGCCATGAGCTTCAAGGCCACGAACGGCGCGAATCTCATCGTCACCGTTGACGAGCCAATCGAATAAGGAGGCCCACCATGGGCAAGAGAGAGACCATCGTGGCCTACTGCCGCAAGCAGTTGGGCTGCGCATACTCGTACACGCCGAGCGGCGGCGTGGAGGGCGAGAGTTACAACTGCAGCTTCTTGAGCACGTGCGCGTACAAGGCTGCTGGATTGACCATACCCAAGTGGCAAGGACACCAGAACGGTGACGGTTCGCAGAGCGATTGGGTCTGCCGCAACGGCCACTGGGTGACCGACCCCAGCAAGCTCAAGCCCGGCGACCTCGTGTTCTTCGGCAGCAGCCGAACCAATACTGGTCACGTCGGCATCGTGAGCAAGGCGGGCACCGTCCCGTACATCATCGACAGCACGCCCAGCAGGGGAGTGGCCGAGCGCAAGCTGCCAATCTCCGCTGGCTTCGTCGGTGGCGGGTGGCCCATGAAGAGTTTCCCAGTGGACGAGCCAACGACTGATTCCAACTACTCCACGGAGGTGTTCAAGATGGCAAGCAAGGTCACGTTCAAGGCAAGCAGCCGCGTCTACAAGAAGCCCGTGGTGGCGGTCGAAAACCGCGCTGGATACACGTACAAGAAGGGCGAGACGGTCAACCTTGACGGCTTGCTTGTGAACGGCGGCTACGTGTGGGGCACCTACATCGGTGCGAACACTGGCGCACGCCGCTACATCATCATTGGCAACTCGACCAGGTTGGCGTAGCCATGTCGTACAGGCCGTACCGCACGCCTGAGATGGCTCGTAGGCAGAGGGTCTACGAGTGGCTGTGCATCGCCACCCTTGGCCTCATGATCGGCTGCGTGGTCACCATCGCCGCGCTGGTCGTCATGCTCCTTGGTGGCTGACATGGAACCCGTAGAGACGGACACTATATGTCCAAGGTGCGGGGAGCGGATGCTTCTGCTCCCCGACACCGAATGGTCTCTGTTCGAGCTGCACACGGTAGAGATGATTTGCCCCAATTGCGTGCATGTCGAGACCATAGAGACGATTGTTGTGAGGGAGGATAGGTGAGACCGCCAAACTACACCATCGCTGGCGAGTCCTACGCCATAGTGCAGCGACAGCGCGTCGCTGACGCACTCAGGGAGATTGCCAAGCAATGTGGTATCATCAAGGTCTCAGAGGAGCATGGCGACAGCGAGACGGATGATGCCAAGCCCAAGAAGGAATAGCCCCAGAAAGCTTCGGCCCATGGGTGCCCCCATCTGATGCGTCGGGTGGGGGCTTATTTGGTATAATTGTTCCGCTACACAGGCGCGTTTTCATGAGACGTGCCTAGCGCGAGGTTCCATCGGAGTAGCTACCAGTGGAACGTTGCGTGGGAGCCATCCCAGTGACGCGGTACTGTAGCGCAGGTATCGCTGACAAAATGGCACCGCTCCCTGCCCAATCGGTAGAGGAGTTGCGAGGGCGGGAGTCATGACCCGTCCTCAGAAAACGGCCCCCTTCCCCAGACGTGGGGAGGGGGCTTTTTTTGTTTTGACTCGCATCAACGCTTAAACGAACTTTGAGTCCCTAGCGCGTCCCAACTGTGTGATACTGGTGCAAAGTACGTCACGAGTGTCAAGAAAAACAGGAGGTAGATGCGCCGTGGTTATCACGAAAACCTCTCCGAATTGCATCTTCTGCAATCATCTTTATACGAAACAGCAGGTAGATGGCCTAAAATCTGTGCTCGCGGGCTATTTCGTCCCATCTTCCCCGAAAGGGTACCTCAGATACCCCTCTGCGTACACGTCTGCCATCCTCTCAAGGCTGGGCTTGTCATAGAACTGCGCTGTGACTCCGGGCAGCTTGTGACCCATAAGTGGCTCACTCAGCCAAGGCGGCAGCTTCATCTCCCACCTCACGGCAGTCTCCCACGTCTTACGCATGTTCTTGTGCGGGTGCCTGACTATGCCGTGCTCGGCGATGACCTTGTCGAGGTTCTTGTAGACCCTCTGCGGCTTGACCCAGTTGCCGAAACCGTCGTTGGTTAGGTATCCGTCACCAACTTCCCTCGCAAGCTCTGCAAGTCTCTCTGCTGGTGCCCCAGCTATGAAGGCCACCCTCGTGCTCTGCTGGTTCTTGGTTCTATCCGACAAGCCAATCCCATGCGCGAGTATCTGGTCATCGACCTCGACCGTGCATACAGTGACACCCATGTGCTTCCTCACGGCAACGTCGCTTCCCTTGACCGCAAGTGACTCTCCCGGTCTCAGCCCACCGTATCCCCTCAGTATCACGACGGCCTCAAGCCAAGTCCCCCTACAGGCATCCCATATCTGCCTGAGTTCCGCAGGTGTCCACGGCTCCTTGTCCTGCTCGGCGACCCTCTGCTTTGATGGCATGTCGTACCCGACGAGCATGATGTTCTGAACCTGCGGATGGTACTTGGAGACTATCTTGAATGTCCTCCTGAGTATCTTGTTGCAGTCCACGGCAGTCCTGTAGTCCAGCTTGTCGAACCACTTCTGCATCTCAAGTGGAGTGACGGCGTCGCATGGGACTGAACCCCACTTTGGCTCGACGTGAACCCTCCACCTGCTCTTGTACGTGTCCACCGTGTTCTGCGCATAGTCACCTTGGTCAACGAGTCTCTGGTAGTAGGGCAGCGTGTACGTCTCCCATGCCTGTGCCACGGTCGGGCACGGCTTGTCATCGCCGTGCTCAAGGAGCAGCCTCGCGCGTTCCTGTTCCGCATCCTTGCGCGTGCCCCTCACGGTCTTTGACCTTCTCTTATAGCCATCGCTGGTCTCGGCCCAGTACCTTATGCGGTACCTCTTGCCGCGCTCGATCTCCGCAATCGAACCCCAAGAGTCCCTTCTTCTGCTACGCTTAGCCATAGCTTGCCACCCGCCCTTCAAGTGGTGGTGTAGCCCACTTCAAGCCATCGATGCCACGGTGGCTTGATGCTTATTTGACTGCGTTTGCGACGGCGATTATCGCAGCCTTGCCGCTTTCATCGGCTTCCCTATACGTCTCAACAATTGATGATTCGTTCTCGTTGAGCGTATGCTCACCGCTGACTTCGGGAACAAAGAAGTCCGAGATTCTTACGCCGAACAACTTGCAGAGGGTAACGAGCATGTCTGCGTCCGGCTGTCCTCTGCCGACCTCCCACGCGCTAACCGTCTTGCCGCTCTTTCCCACGGCTTCCCCAACCTCGTTGACGGTCAGGCCGCTTCTCTTTCGGAGATACTGCAACTTCTTCGCCATGTACTCTCGGGCAGTCATTTCATACCTCCGTGGGCCACCTCAACCATTCGAGAAGAGCCTACCACACTCTTGTTTATTTCCTATTTTGCGTAGGAATATTCCTCAAATTTGTAGTTGACAACCTATAAAACATAGGTCATAGTAGTTGTCAGACCTAAGAAAGGTAGGTAATCCCATTGGATGTTGTTGACGTTCTGAACAAGAGGGTTTCCCAGCGGGGCATCTCAATCAGCGAGCTCTCGCGCCGCGTGAAGATGAATGACGAACTTCTTCGTCGCAGCCTTAATGGCACCCGCACTCTCAAGGCAACCGAGTTCGTGTCGGTTTGCCACGAGCTCGACCTCGACATCGAGGACTTCACCGAGCCAGATAGCTCGGTCTAATCCACGTCCTCCCTCTCACGATGCCGACTGGGTGACGAGCACTTTCAATCGCTTCGGATGTGCCAGCAGGAAAGAACGATCCGAAAAGCCACGAGAAAAAGAAGTGGTCTGCATTGGAAGGCCCAGCCGGTGTCGTGAGGGGGAGGGATTTCCCCATCGATGGGGTCACTCGCTTCTGCTGCTTTCTTTCGGGCTTGCCCACCCCTTTCAGGAGCAGTGTCGCAAGGGACACACCATCAGTGCTCCTCGGTCAACTCACTGGTGTCTCTGACCGAGTGGCCCCACCGCTGGGGAAACCTGGCACCGACGCAATGCCCGACGCTTCCCGTGTCTGAGGTTGACTGCACAGATGGCTTAACCCTAGTGCAGCCGTAAAGCAGAGGCTTGGACGCACGTATGTGTTTGCGCGTGTGATCGACGGATTGACTTCCTTGCAGTTGGTAACAACCACATGAACCAAAACAGGCTGTCATGCCATGGAGTAGTTACTAGCAAGGGGACTGTGCGCCATGAGATGCGCATGGTTGACCCCTCGAAGGTACGGGCTGTGACAGACGGAATAGAGCGAACAAACTAGCGGGGCCTTCCAGAGCCAACTGGGAGGCCCCTCATGGAACCGTCTCAACTGTGAGAAGGCCGAGACGGTTCCCCATTTTACCAAACACGAGAAGCGATGGAATGGGGTGTGAAATGTATGGAGCCCTTGGAGCGGCTGACCCTGAACGGCGTGGAGTACGTCAGGGCGGATTTGATTCCGCAGGTTCAGCCGTCGAGGATGGAGCGGACGTACTCCGTCCAAGAGATAGAAGACCTCACAGGCGTGAGCTACCAGAGCGTCTACCGAGCGGTTCGGTCTGGACGGCTTCGAGCCGTGTACCCGAACGGTACGAGGCGCGGCATGAGAATCAAGGAGTCCGAGTACCTCAGATGGATAGAGACTTCGACGTGCGAGAGTACGTGATGGGGTGCCTGTTCATCATCCTCCTGCTTGCCGCGTTCGCTGCTGCGGGGACTCAGGACATGATCGATGACCGAGTCTGGCGCGAGTCGTGGTACGAGCAGAACGGGGTGACGGAGTGACGGACGAGATTATCAAGCTCCTCGATGCCACCGCACGCGATGTCGTAGACCTGCTCATGGAGGTAGATGACGCCGACGCGGTCGTTATCTACGCGAGCAAGGACGGCTCATACGAGGTTCTGTCCATCGACGGCATGAGCGAAGAGGCGGTGACCAGGAGTGACGCCTAAGCGCGAGTGGAACCGCTGGACTGAGGCCGAGGACGAGCTGCTGAGGCAGAACTACAAGCGGCTCGGTTGCCGCGCGATTGCCAAGTACCTTCCGAGGCATCCCGATCCCAGCGGCATATCCCACAGGGCGAGGAAGCTGGGACTCACCACCGACGTAGGCCCGTATGGGCGTGGCCGTCACGCAAGGCTCAAGGTTATAGAAGGGGGTGCCAATGCGCCCAAAGGACATAGGGACTCGCATGGAGTCCAAGATTAGGGACGTAATCAACGACTGGGCTGGCGAGAAGGTCTGCGAGCGCGTCGCCCTGCACGGCAACAACGACCACGGAGACCTCCGCATCCTCGTTGACGAGCTGGTGCTCACGGGCGAGTCCAAGCACTGCAAGGAGTATCCGAGCGAGGGCATGCTCGATGACTTCAAGGCCCAGACCATCATCGAGAACGTCAACGCCGGACAGGATGGCGGGGTTCTGTTCGTGAACCTCGCAAACAGGAGCGTGCAGCGTTGGGAGGTCTGGATGCAGAAGTCCACCTTCCTCAAGCTGCACGGACTCGACCGCGTCATAGAGCGGTACGAGCTTGACGATGCCGCTAGGGCGCGGTTGGAGCAGATGCTCGTTGACACCAAGCACGACTGGCTGCGCCTGACCATGGCGGCTTTCATGCACCTGTGCTGGGGAAGCCCCGCATGGGGGAAGGGGGAGTAATGGAGAACGTCGATTTCAGAGCCTTCACGTACTTTGTGATGTGCGGCCCTCAACAGCTCATCGACAAGTTCAAGGCATGGCGCGACCGTCCGATGCCCAAGAAGGTAATCATCAACGACCCTGCGACGGTCGTTTTTTTCAGCGACGATACCAAGACCGTGACCAAGGCCAAGGACGGCGACGAGTACGACCCGCTGTTTGGCATCATGGCCTGTGCGCTGCGCAAGGTCGGCAGGAACCGCGTCCGCATCGACGCATGGGAGCCTGTCATTGACTTCCTCTCAAGCTACCTCGCGGACGCCAAGGAGTGCAGGGTCATCGCCGACATGCTCAACACGACGGCAGACGCGCTCGAACTTGACGGCGTGATGGACGCCATGGAGGAGTACGACGTGCGCAACGCCGAGGAGCCCAGCATGGAATGGCTGACGGTCGAGGAGTTCATGGGCGACAAGCTGCACGAGCATGAGCGCACCCGCCAGACCATCCGCAACCTCATCGACAGGGGTGAGCTGTGATGCAGGTGCTTGAGCAGACGATGCCGTTCGGCAAGTCCGAAAACCTCCCGTTCGATCTGTACGTCATGGACAACGATGACGAGTGGCTCGACTTCCGCAGCAAGGGCATAGGCGGCTCGGACGTGGCCGCAATCATGGGCATCAGCAAGTACCGCTCGCCCGTCGAGGTGTGGATGGAGAAGCGCGGCGTCAAGGAGCCGCAAGACCTCTCCGACAAGGAGGCCGTCGAGTGGGGCAACCGCCTTGAGTCCATCGTGCGCGACAAGTTCGCCGAGACGCACGGTGAGCTTGGGGTCATGGAGCTTCCCGCATCACTCGTATCGCGCAATAGGCCGTGGGCGCACGCCAACCTCGATGGCTGCGTCAAGGATAACGATGGCGAGTGGGGCGTGCTTGAGATCAAGACGGTCGGAAAGAACCGCGAGAAGGACTGGGCAGACGGAGTGCCCGACTACTACCTGACTCAGGTGACCCACTACCTCTCCGTCACTGGATGGAAGTACGCATGGGTCGCCGCGCTCATAGGCGGTCAGCACTACGTCGAGTTCAGGGTTGACCGTGACGAGGAAGACATCGCAATGGTCGAGTCTGCGGTTGACACCTTCTGGAACGACTGCGTCGTTGGCGGCGCACTGCCGCAGATTGTCGGCGGCAGCACCGAGGCCAGCGCACTGCTCGACCTCTTCGGCGCGGACTCGAACGAGTACGTGAAGCCGGAGAACGTCAACCACTTCGACACGCTGGTGCATGACTACCAAGAGGCCAAGGCTTGCGAGAAGAAGTACGCCGAACAGGCCAAGCGTCTCGGCAACGACCTCAAGGCCACGGTCGGTAGCGCGAAGGGTGCCATCTCCGACGTGTACAAGCTCACGTGGGTCAAGTCCACGACCACCAGATTCGACAGCAAGCGTTTCATTGCCGAGCACCCAGAGCTTGCAGAGGAGTACATGGTCACGTCACTTACAGACCGTGGAGTGAGGGTCTCAGGGGTGCAGCGATGAGGTCGAGCATCAGGACGGAGATAATCGCGTACTTCACGGACAAGGACGCCCACTTCTCGCCCAGCCAGATCGATTGGGCGATGGGCCTAGTCGAGGGCACGGCCCATGACGTGATAGTTGACTGGTGGGCCAAGCAAAAGGAAAAGAAGGAAGAGAGGCTCAGGTCTTACCATGAGTAACTTCAAGACGCCGACAGGGATTGTCCTCGCTCCGGCGCAGAACCAGGTCATCGACTTTGTTGATGATGCTGGCACGAAAATTCAGATAAGCCAGCAGGACGTGTACCAGTACATTTGCGACAAGGCCACCCCGCAGGAGGTGGTCTTCTTCATGGAGCTGTGCCGCTCGCAGCGGCTCAACCCGTTCAAGCGCGAGGCGTTCCTCGTGAAGTACGGGAGCAGCCCCGCATCGATGATTACCGCAGAGGTGGTGTTCGAGCGTCGGGCCAACGCCCATCCGAGCTACACGGGCATGGAGCATGGCGTGGTGTACCTCGACGCGAACGGCAACATCTGCAAGCGCGAGGGGACGGCAACCTACAAGGCGGCTGGGGAAGTCCTCATTGGTGGTTGGGCGCGAGTCCACCGCAACGACCGATCCGACTCATATGCCGAGGTCTCCATGGACGAGTACAACAAGAATCAGTCGGTGTGGAAGACGATGCCAGGCGCGATGATTGACAAGTGTGCACGCGCGTTTGCCCTGCGGCTCGCGTTCCCGTCCGACTTCCAAGGCATGTACATCAGCGAGGAGATGGGGACAGCTCCCAACGTCACGGAAGTTCACGCCGAGGTCATGCCCGACATGCCCACGGATGCCCCTGAGAGCCAACAGGAGCCTGTTTCAGGCCCCGTTTACCCCTCGAAGGAGCAAGTGGACGAGTTCAACAACATCGTGGCCGAATTGGCCGCTGTGCGCGACAAGGAGGCTGGCGAGGTCACCCTCGCGGTGCTCAAGTCCAAGGCCCTTGCTAGCACTGGCTACGCCATGGGAACCGACATGACGGCTGACCAGATGGATGTGGCAATCCGCCTCGTCCAGACGTGGCTCGCAAAGGCTTACCAGGACGAGCCTTCCTACGAGGAGTAGCAAGTGAACCACAGCTTTAGTGTCGAGGTTGCGGTAGACGTTGGCCTTGCGCCTGCAATCGTGTTCAACGCCATTGGCTTCTGGGTGACCCAGAACGCTGCCAACAAGCGTAACCTCATGGACGGACGCTACTGGACTTACAACACCGTCAAGGCGTGGGCAGACCTGTTCCCGTACCTATCGCCAAAGCAGGTCGAAAAGGCACTTACTGCCTTGCGTGAGCATGGCTATGTCATGGCTGGCAACTACAACAAGGACAAGTGGGACAGGACACTCTGGTACACGTTGACCGACAAGGGATATGCCGTCCTACATGCTTTTCCCTCTCAGGGGGGATGCATTTCCCCCACAGGGGAAATGGAGTTCCCCCACAGGGGAAATGACTATATATATACAGTTAATAACACAGTTGGAAACTCAAATACTTTGTCGGGCAAGCCCGACGACGTGCCCTATGACGCGGTCATTGACTACCTCAACGAGAAGACTGGCAAGCACTACCGCTCAAAGGCTGCAGCGACTCGCAAGCTGATTAAGGCTAGGTTCGCCGAGGGCTACACGCTAGAGGACTTCAAGCGCGTCATAGACACCAAGACCTCGCAGTGGCTAAACACGGATCAGGACAAGTTCTTGAGGCCGGAGACGCTGTTCAGGCCAAGCCACTTCGAGAGCTACCTCAACGAGTCACCCCAGACGAGCATCCTAGACACCGTCGATTGGTCTAAGTATGAACTCAAGCCGCTCTGACGGAATAGGCGTGGTGTGGCAGGCGGGTTTCGGCGCGGCACGGCATGGCGGGGTGTGTCTGGTCATGGCAGGCACGGCAGGGTATGGACGGGTCAGGTTGGTTGCGGCTTGGCGGTGCATGGCTTGGCAGGCGTGGTATGGCATGTCTTTTCAAGGTTGGGCGTTGTAAGGTGCGGCGTGGCATGGCAGGCGAGGCGGTGCATGGTCCGTTGTGGCACGGTCTGTCACGGTCAGGTTTGGCAGGCGAGGCGTGTCATGTCATTGCTGGGTTAGGCAAGGCGAGGTAAGGAGGGCCTATGGGTCCGTAGGTAAATACAGAGACAACCAATCAGCATCAAAAGCAAAGCGGCTTGGGTCACCGAACCCGAGCCGCTTCCTCAGCAAAGGAGATTATAGCATGGCAACAGCAAAGAACAGCATCATCAACATTAAGCCCATCGTCACCGAGACCGTTGACATCACCATCGTCGGCACCACTCCGCTCGTCGTTCATGCGTGGAGTCACAAGGCCAAGCAGGAGATGCTTGACAAGCAGCGCGGCAAGAAGACTGGCGCGAAGCACGACATCAAGATTCCCGTCAACGACTTCTCCGAGAGCCTGTACTGGCTCACCGACAAGCCGGAGCTTGGGGCTACCGACGAGGAGGCCGAGACGAACGTGTTCGGTGCCATCGACAATGGGGCGAGGTTCGGCTTCCCCTGCAACGGCATCAAGGCGTCCATCATCTCCGGCGCGTATCGTGGTGGCCTTGACGTGAAGATGACCGAGCTTCGCGGAACGTTCTTCCTCTCTGGAGCAACCGACGCATCGACAATCGACTACGCCGAGATCGTCGGCAGCAAGCCCGTCATGCGCGAGGACACGGTTAAGGTCGGCGGCATGAGCAAGTCCGCAGACATTCGATACCGCGCCGAGTTCAGCGAGTGGGAGATTCCCTTGAAGCTCAAGTACATGAAGAACGGCAAGTACAGCCTTGAGCAGCTCTTGAACATGGTCAACTATGGCGGCTTCTGCTGCGGCATCGGCGAGTGGCGTCCCGAACGCGACGGCCAGCTCGGCATGTACGAGTTGAAGCTCGGATAGCTCGCGGCAGGCGAGGCAAGTTTTGGCATGGTATGGCGAGTCTTGGCAGGCGAGGCAAGACATGTCTAGGCAGTGCGGGTTTCGGCATGGCATGGCAGGCGGGGTAAGGCGGGGTAAGGTGCGGTGAGGTGCGGCGAGGTGCGGCGAGTCCGGTCATGGCAGGCGAGGTTAGGCCGTGTCGGGCAAGGCGTGTCGGGTTCAGGCAAGGCACGTCAACGCATGGGTGGGGTCGGCTTCGGTCGGCCCCACGTTCTTTTGGGAGGTGATTCGATGATTTACAAGGTGAAGTCAGGCTTTCGTCTCAGGGCTGGTCTTGCTCAGACGGTTGGCGAGGAGTGCGAGCGTCTCGAATCGGAAGGAAGGCTTACGCCGAGGAACTTGGTCGAGGCTAGCAGGCCGGATGATGCGCCGCTCCATGACTGCTTCGAGTGGGATGACACGGCTGCTGCTGAGAAGTGGCGCGACGCACAGGCTGCATACATCATCCGCTCGGTCGAGGTTTCGGTGACAGAGCATTCCGAGCCGACTAGGGCGTTCGTCGCAACCGTGTCCGATGGCAAGAGCGAGTACAGATCAGTCGGCTACGTGCTGCGAGACGCAGAAAGCAGGGACGCCCTGCTTGACTCAGCGAGAAGGGAACTTCTCGCGTTCAGGCGCAAGTACTCGACGCTCCATGAGCTTTCTGACGTGTTTGCCGCGATAGACGGAGCTGTTGGTAGTCAGCAGGTGCTTGAGCTTGCTGGGTAGTCGTGGCAAGGACTTGCGTGGCTAGGCAGGCATGTCTAGGCGGGGTTCTGCGAGTCGGGGCATGGCGTGGTAAGGCCGATGTATGGCCCACATAGTAACTATTTGTAAGGAGGGTGAATGAAACAGCACGACGAATACTACTCGCCTCCGCAGTACGACCTCTACACGGAGCTGCAGCAGCTCAGGGCGAAGCTCGGCGAGTACATCGGCGAGTACCGCAGGTGCGGCATAGAGCACGCAAAGAGGGATCGAGAGTACTACATGCTCAAGGCGGAGAAGACCCTTGAGCTGAGAGACCAGGGCATGCCAGCGACGGTCATAGCGCAGGTCATCAAGGGCATCGAGCCAGTGGCCGAGGCAAGGGAGAAGATGCTCGTCGCGGAGGTCATGACACGTGCGGCACTAGAGGCAGTACTCAGCACGAAGCTACAGGTCAAGCTCGTTGACTCGCAGTTGCAGCGCGAGTGGGCCACGCCGCAGGCAGGTTACTGATGGAGAGCCTGTACAGCGACGAGCGCGAGTGCTGGATATGCCAGAGTCCGCAGGTGCACAAGCACCACATCTACCCTGGCACTGGCCGCAGGGAAGTCTCGGACAGGGAGGGCTGCTGGGTGTACCTTTGCCCCTCCCACCACAACATGAGCAAGCACGGAGTCCACTTCGACAGGCAGCTCGACATGTTCTTCCGACGCGACTGCCAGAGACGGTGGGAGCAGCGCGAGGGCATTGACGAGCCAGACCACGAGACGTTCATCCGCCTTTTCGGATGCAACTACCTGTGAGGTGAAGATGCACAAGAACAGGGACGGCGAGATTCTCCGCTTCATCGAGTCCTACTGGAACAAGAACGGCTACGCACCAGCGGTGCGTGACATATGCGCCGCGCTTGGCTTCAAGTCGCCAGCGACGGTTGCGCACTACCTCCGCAGGATGCGCGAGCAGGGATTAGTGGAGTACGAGGACAGGATTCCAAGGACGGTGAGGGTGACGCCATGGGCAGGACGATAGACAAGCAGGACATGGCGGACATGGTGCTGAATGTCGGTTGGGTCGAGGGGAAGCTGGATGTCTTGGCGGCTTTATCGGATGGCAAGGTCAGGCAGGAGCTACTGAATGCCAAGTCCTGCCTAGCCAACCTCGCCGATGACCTCATTCGCATGCTTGAGGACGATGAGTAAGGAGCTGGTGTGACAGACAGGGAAGCCATCAAGGCGCTCCGACAACTTGTCAGAGACCTCATCGACTGCCCGTGCTTCCAGAGTGTCGATGGGTGGACCGAGGACTCATGCGAGGAATGGGGCTGTAAGTTCTTCATCGATGATGACTGCGAAGTTCAAAGCAGATGGTTCGACAAGCTCATGCAGGAGACGAAGCTGGAACCAGACTTCGACGCATGGGTGCGAGCTGGCATGCCAACCGACCCTGACATTGCGTTTGGGTTTTAGCGGGGTGAGCGCAGATGCCTATGGATCGGAAGCGATACCCGAAGAACTGGGATGAGATAGCGTTCAAGGTCAAGGACGCCGCAGACTGGAAGTGCCAGATATGCGGCGTCCAATGCTATCGACCTGGCGAGAAGGTCAGTGACCACGGACGAATCCTGACGGTGATGCATCTCAATCACATGCCAGAGGATTGCAGGCCAGAGAACCTTCTGGCTGGGTGCGCCAGGTGCCACCTCAAGTACGATGCGCGACACCACGCAGAGACAAGAAGGAAAAGAAAGCAAGGGGGCCAGACGGCCCTCTTTGAATTGGAGCAGACATGATTCATGACGTGACGATTCCGTTCTCCTTTGACACAACGCCAATCGAGAACCAGATTGCAAGAATTGGCGAGCAGGAGGTCAAGAACATCATCCGAGAGGTGACGCTCAACGGCATCTACTCGGCTATGCCCAGCAAGAGGCATGGGTACTATGGCGTCAGCTTGACCCCGACCAAGGATGACGAGGTCAACTGGAAGGCATACGTTGACGAGCGCATGTACAACTGGCTCAACGAGAACAAGCAGGAGATTGTTGACGAGGCGGCTTTGCTCGTCGCCATGCGTGCCGGACGCACGACACAATGGCGCAAGGTTCTCGAAGAGCTGAAAGCGGAGCGTGATGCCGAGTGAGCAAAACAGTCATTGACATCAAAGGCCAACGCTTTGGCAGACTAACCGCTATTAGATACGTCAAGAACGGCGTATGGCTTTGTGAATGCGAGTGCGGCAACACAAAGATGATTGATGGTACTAGCCTTCGACGTGGAAAAACCAAATCATGCGGTTGTCTGCTTAGGGAACGGACAATAGAACGTTCAACGAAGCATCGTGGGAGCCACGACAGGCTCTACGGGATTTGGTCTGGCATGAAGTACCGCTGCTTTAATGCAGATGGCGAACGATACAATGATTATGGCGGCAGAGGTATAACTGTTTGCGACGAATGGCTTGATTACTCAACATTTAGAGAGTGGGCCAATAATAGTGGCTATGACCCTGACGCACCTTTTGGGACTTGCACCCTAGACAGAATTGATACCAATGGCAATTATGAGCCGTCAAACTGTAGATGGGTCGATTATCACGTACAAGCCCTGAATAGAAGGCCAATTAAGAAGCCGTGGAAGTGTAGAGCCGTCAACCGAATTGACGCAGACGGGCAGATTCTTAACACGTATTCGAGCGTGGCCGAGGCCAGCGAAGACACGGGATGCTCCGTCAATGCAATCGTAGGGGTTTGCCGTGGCAGAAGTAAAACGACTCACAAAATGATGTGGGAGTATGCGGACGAAGGTGGCAGGTAATGAGCTACGACATCAACCTCACAGACCCCGTCACCCACGAGGTCATAGAGCTTAGCGAGCCGCACTTCATGAGGGGCGGCACCTATGCCGTGGGTGGAACCACGGACATGTGGCTCAACGTCACCTACAACTACGCCAAGTTCTACTACCGCGATGACGTGCTTGGGGAGGATGGCATTCGCGCCATCTACGGCATGACCGGCGCGGAGTCCATTCCCGTGTTGGAGAGGGCCATCGCAGCCCTCGGTGACGAGACGAGCGACAACTACTGGGAAGCGACCGAGGGCAATGCGAAGCGGCCACTGATGCAGCTCCTTGCCTTTGCGAGGATGCGCCCAGACGGTGTATGGGACGGTGACTAGTGATGGTGCCGAACAGCAAGAGGGAAGCACCAAAGCCAGACCCGCAGAACATCCGCGACCTCCGGCTCATGTACGAGACTGCCAGCAAGGTTGATGGGATCATCGAGTGCAAGAACTTCATGCGCGGTGTGATGAGCAGCCGTGACTACCACGAGGGTGACATCACGAGCATGCAGCTTCGCGTGGTTCCGAGCAACTACTACGACATCGTTACCGTGTGCGTCCAGAGGGTGCAGGTGACAAACCTTCGAGACGGTGTGTATAGCCCAAAACGGCTCACCGACTGGTCGAAGGAGTACACATTCAAAGAGTTCAAGGAGTCACCGTTCTACCAGATGTGCGTTGAGACGTGGGGCGACTGCCACTGGGACACGTCCAAGATGGACGAGCACGAGGTATCAGACGAGGACACGCGATGGTACGTGTACGCCCACGTCTACGAGCATCACCGCACGTGGCTCGGCAACTGGGACAAGACGGGCCGCATCGAGGCGGTTGACTTCTTCCTTGACGAGGATGGCGAGGTCGAGATGGGCCTTACGCGCAACGGAAGGCATGAGTCCGTCTACAACGGCGACATATGGACGTTGCAGCAGATTGTCGATGAGCACGAGCAGATGCAGGAGCAGCTCAAGAAGCTCAAGGAGCACGGCATCGACCTCGATGACGGGACACTTTCAATCAAGTTGTGGGAGTAAGGGACAACGCGATAGAACCGAATGGGCGGCTCCGAAAGGGGCCGTCATTCTTTTGGAGGAAAGCATGAGCAAGTCGAGGATGGGCAACGTGGCCCAGATGCGCTCGGTTGACGTGGGATGTGGCGTGCATGTCTCAGCGAACCGCAAGGAGGTCGAGCGAGTACTTCGAGACGGATGCCCCGTCGAGGTGGTCGCGGCCAACTACGGCATGAGGACGCGCGACGTGCGACGGATCGCAAGGCGGGTGGGTGCGTGAGGTACATCAGCCTTTTCAGTGGCGTTGAGGCGGCAACGCTGGCATGGGAGCCGTTGGGCTGGGAGGCGGTGGCCTTCGCCGAGATAGAGCCGTTCCCCAGTGCGGTGCTGGCCCATAGGTGGCCCGATGTGCCGAACCTTGGGGACGTGACCAAAGTGGATTGGAGCAAGTATCGTGGAACAGTTGACCTTGTCGTGGGAGGAAGCCCCTGCCAAGCCTTCTCGGTCGCAGGAAAGCGAGAGGGCCTCCTGGATGAGCGAGGTCAGCTCATGCTCGAATATGTACGAGCTGTTAGGGAAGTTGAGCCCCGATGGTTCCTTTGGGAAAACGTGCCCGGAGTTCTGTCACAGGACAAAGGGCGAGCCTTTGGCACCCTCCTCGGGGAGATGGCAGACCTCGGGTATTCTTGCGCATTCAGAGTGCTTGACGCTCAATTCTTCGGAGTGGCCCAGCGACGCCGCCGTGTCTTTCTTGTCGGATGTCTTGGAGGGGGGCAGGAGCGGCTGCAGCGGTACTCTTTGAGCCCGAAAGCGTGTCAGGGAATACTCAGACGAGCAAGCAAAAGAGGGAAGCCCTTGCCGCCGATGCTAGAGGCCGCGCTGCGGGCTCAGGGGGGGGTGTGACGGCGTTTGCCCAGAACACCCGTGACGAGGTTCGCATACAGGGCGACGGCACCATATCTGGTGCCTTGTCCGCGCAACCTGGTATGAAGCAGACGACGTTCGTTGCGGAAGCTCGTGCGTATCGCACAATACCGCTGAAATGCCCCGCTTGTGGGGCAGAGGCGGTTGTCAGCGTGGATGACCCGCAGGAGCCATAGGAGTTCTGGCGCTACAGTTGCGGCTGCTCGAACATGGGTTGCGACAACTACGGGCGTAGGAGACAGTCGTTCGCCAGTAGAGGGGATTCCATAGGCAACTGGAACGGCTACGTTCTCCTGAACAGCTACTCAATCGACTACAAGCAGACCCCAAAGTTCAACGAGCAGCTTTGCCACACGCTTACGCATGAGGGCGACGGTGGCATACACAGTGCCGTTGCGTATAGCGGTTGCCTGACCCCATGGGACGTGCAGAGCAAGCGAATCTTTCCAGAAGGTGGTTGCGCACCAACCCTGCAAATCGGTACGCACGAGCACAACCAGCACGTAGCTGAGCCACTAGTCCTCGCAAGTGCCCACTACAACGCAGAGATCGGTGAGGGGGGGTTGCTCCTACCCTGATTGCCCACATCCAGAAGGATGCGCCTGTACTAGCAACGGCGAGGACGTGTTCCCGTCCCTCTGCGCCACAGACGGCAGCAAGCAGTTCATCGACAACCAATCCGTCAACAGCGGAAGGCTCCTGCTCGACGCAAGACGGGAGTGGCCCTGACGCGATTTGCATGGCAGATGACAACGCAAGGGCGGCGGTTGACGAAAACCTCTCCGGCTCTTTGAAGGTCGGGGGGGGTACACCGTTCGTTGCGTTTCGTCTAACGGAGACGAGGTGATTGGTGCGTTGTGCGCGAGGGACTACAAGGGCGTGGGGACACAGTACGTGAACGAGGGGAAGGTGGTCGTTTGCAGGGCAGAATCACCTACGGCTTCTGTCCAGGAGTCTCGATAACGGGGAGTCTGACCATCAACGAGGAGATGTGTCCAACCATAAGGGCGCAGGCAAACACAAACACGCCAGCTATAGCCATTAGAACCGCGCAGACCACTGCGAACGGGTGTGGCGTTTCTGATGAGCTTGCGCACACCATCGATACGACGGGACCGGAAGCAATAGCCTACGCCGTCCGCATGCGCGCTGGACGTGACGGGGGGGGCAAAGGCGCGTTGGTGCAGGAGGGAGTCAGTGGCACTTTGGCAACAGGTAACGACCAGACGCTATTCCAGCCAGAGTCAGGCGGCTACGTCGTGCGCCGCCTGACTCCGCTTGAGTGCGAACGTCTACAGGGTTTTCCCGATGGACACACAAAGGTGCCATATCGAGGCAAGCCAGCGGAGGAGTGCCCAGACGGGCCTAGATACAAAGCTATAGGGAACAGCATGGCCGTACCAGTCATGCGTTGGATAGGGGAGCGCGTTCAGGAAGTGGACGCGCTCCTTTCTTCTGAGGGGGATGCCAATTTAGGGAGGTGAAATGAACCTGACCACATACGTGAGCCTAGACGAGCTCTACGACCTCTATGCGAGGGACGGAACCGAGCCGCCAAAGTGGCTCTCTCGGATGCTGGGCAAGCCAGTCGAGACGGGGCTAGACGGTGACGCCCTTGAGCGCAAGGTCTTGGAGTCGGGGATACCGACACTGTTCTCCGTTGCTGAGCCGTCATACGACATGCTCGACACGCTCAGGGACGGTGGCGGCATCTACATCTGCGGCGTTCAGGGTGCCGGAAAGACATGGATGGCATGCCGCATAGCGAAGGGCTGGCTGTCACGCGGCCTTGGCGATGCGCGGTTCGTCTCAAGCGTGAACCTCATCTCCGAGATAGGCAGCTCCTACGGTGGCAACGGCAACGAGGGACTGGTTCTGTCCAAGTACATGTTCTGTGATCTCCTCATTGTCGATGACCTCGGCAAGGAGGTGCCCAGCCAGTGGTCACTTAGCAAGTTGTTCGAGATTTTCGACTCGCGCTACGCAAACAACAGGCCGACCATCGTCACAACCCAGTTCGACTCCGCATCGCTTGCTAGGCGCATGGCTAACAGCGGGGACACGGAGACGGCGATGGCGATAGTCAGCAGGTTCCGAGAGAAGTACAGGGGAATGAACCTCGGCAACGTCGATAGGCGTGCCGTATGAGGAAGTTCGTGAGAGGTGGGTCTGACGAGGCTCACCTCGTTCCCTACGAGGGGGAGGAAATGGCCGAGAGAAGGGTTCTTACCGACAAGGAGAAGCAGGGCATGTACACGATGCACTGCCTTGGCGAGTCGAAGGAGGCGATAGCAGACCGATACGAGGTGGCCGTTAGCACGGTCTACCGAATCATCCGAGAGCAGCGCGAGGAGCATGAGAAGATGGCGAGCAGTTCGCAGATCGTGGCGGGGGACAAGGCAAACGGACGCCTTATGACTTGCGCCGACAGAACCAGGTTCGAGGGCACCTGCATCATCAACGGCAAGTCCAAGAAACGAACCTTCACCGCGAAGAACGCGCGTGACGCACAGCAGCAGTGGGAGAAGTGGTGCCAGACGCTCCGCGACGAGCAGGACTTCATGGACATGGTGGAGCGCAAGCGCGAGCCCTTGGAGGAGAGCAAGGTGGTCTGCGGATTCCCGTCAGACCCAATCGAGGAAATCCATCCAGTTCAGGAAGTGAAGATTCCTAGCGACGAGACAATCCGCGAGGCCATTCACGAGGCCCAAGAGGAGTTCGATGCCATCACCACAAAGCACATGGAGGCAACGGGCGTCCCTCTTGCGGACACGTCGGAGCCAGCCTACCTCATCTGGGCGAAGAAGCCGGAGCCGCGCTGCTACGGCCTGTACCTGACGATGGAATCAGCCCTCTCAGAGGTTGACAAGCTCAATGAGGTGGCAGCGTTCCTTGGTGGGGACGGTGCCTTCGAGGTCGAGGAGGTCGCATGGAAGGGATAGCGGCAATCATTGCGCTCATTCTCATGACGGGCTGCACCTGCACCATAGCGATGTGATAGGAGGGATTGATGGTCGAATACGACGTGCTCGGCAACGAGCGGCACAAGGCAATCTGCAAGCTGAGGGAGATGCCAAAGCTGTACCCGAACAATGATGGCGGGGCAGACCTCTACGCATGGAAGCGCGAGCTTGCGGGTGCCATCGGCGCGGACACCGAACTCTTCTCGGCAATCCGCGACAGGCTCATCCACCTGCTCGGTGGTGACCAGCCAAAGTTCAGCGAACTGTTTGGCATCTTGAGGGAGGACGATGATGGAATGGACGCCCGACCAAGTGATTCAGCTAGTGCTGATTCTCCTGTACATGGTGCCGCTGGATGCGGTTGTGGTGGGGCTTGTGGTTGCGATGGTGAGGAACTCCTAGCACCAATCACGACAGAGCTGCGCGACATGGCAGAACGCTACTGCAACTTCAAGGATGACAACATCGTGAAGTTCAGCGAGGAGGAGTTCGACCGCCTCTGCGACAGCATCGATGCAATCCATGCTGGCCTTGAGCGCGACTACGCAACGGCATGCCGTGTCAACGAGCGTCAGGACTGCGAGTACATAGACCTTGCAAAGAGGTACGACAAGACCATCACGCTCCCATTGGACGCCGATGGTCTGCCCATTCGCATCGGTGACGTGATGGAGTGGCCTGATGGTGACGATGAGCCGTTCGAGGTCGTTGGTATCGGCGAAAACGGGACGCTCTTCTACATGTACGACGGTAGCTGCGAGTGGACGAACGCAATGTACAAGCGGCATCATGCCCCGACCGTCGAGGACTTGATTCGTGACGCGATTTTTAGCTGCATTGGTCACAGTCCCGAATACTGGGACAAGCCAATAGCGAAGTACGCCGCCAAGCTAAAGCTGGCAGACGCCTAGCACATACAAAGCGTAAGGAGGCCCCGCGAATGGGGCCTCTCTCGTCGGAAGGAGTGATGGTGCAATGACCCTGTTGTTTCTGATTGCAGCGTCCATGTGGTGCGCACTGATTTGCTATGCGGCCACAAAGAGCTGGTGGGACTAGGAGGAGCTATGGGAGTCTACAGGATCGACTCGGCACAGCTTGAGCCGCCGCCAGAGGAGGAGCGCACGGCACGAGAGTGGATGGAGGACTGCACCCACTGCAAGGCGTGCCAGAGGGCATACCTCATGGGGATTGACCGAGAGCACAGGGGATGGATCGATGACGCGGCCCGTCTCCTCCGCTGCCAAGACTGCGAGGAGTGGGAGTAGTGACGCCAACGGAAAAGGGAAAGCGTGCCGACGCCCTCAATCAGGGGCCGGACACGCGCCGAGTCCTGTGCGAGATGGTCGCGAACCGCGAAGGTGACATTGACGATTTGCGCAACCTAGTTCGAGATGCGCTGGCATGCGTGCGGGAGTCCAGCAGGGGGTACATGACGCACCCAAAGACGTACCGCGACCTTCACAGCAGGGCCAAGAAGCTGGGGGTGGTCGAGTGAGCGACGTGATAACGGAGCTGGCGAATGAGGCCAACGACAAGACGATGCAGATTGCGCGGCTCAAGGCCGAGAACGCCCGTCTGCGGGAGCAGGTAGACGCTGCGCACATGTCCCGACTGCTCACTGAGAACGAGAACGAGAAGCTACGGGAGCTGTGCGCGGACATGTGGGGCACGATGGACTTACTTGACGCATGTGGTGTGGACGAGTACGACGAACCGCTTAACTGCTGCACAGGTTGCAATCAGTATGGCAGTGTCGATGAGTTCGCTGGTGGGAAGCGTGTGATTGGCTGCAAGCTCATGTATCGCATGAGCGAGCTTGGAGTGGACTAATGAGCTGGATTGCTGAGTACGACACGCAAGGCAGGGAGTTTCCGACTTGCGTGCATGTGACCAAAACCACAGGCACCATGACGAATGGTGCCACCTACGTACCAATCGAAGATGGAAAGGCCGTGCGTGCTGAGAACGCCAAGCTGAGGGAGCTTGCGGCAGGTATAGGCCACCTGCTGTTCGCGCTCGACGTTGACTACTGCGCGGGATGCCCGAGGGATGACATCAACCATCCGTGTCCCGTGTACACGGTCAAGGGCGGCGAGTGCCTGTACGAGACCGACCTGCGCGACCTCGGGGTGGAGGTGGACGAGTGAGTGACAGACCAAGCGACGGCTTCACGTTCGATGAGCTGCGCGAAGAGTACGACTGGATGAGCGACTTCATGGGGCGCATGACGGAGCGCATACGCGGCAACGCCGACGTGCACAGCCTCGCGGCCTACGTAGGGAAGCTCGAAGCCGAGAACGCCAAGCTGCGGGAGCAGATTTATTGGCTAAAGAAGGGCGACATCCCGCATGTATTGACTGACCAAGAGTACATAGACCAGTGCGAGCGCGAGCGACTGATGCAGGTGAGTATCGACGCGCTTGACAAGGAGAACGCCAAGCTGCGAGAGCTGATAAGAGAGTTGTTCCGAGACTTCGCAAATGCCGACTATGAGCTCAAATCAAGATGCGGCAGGACTTTCATGGCGGTCACTCGCTACTTACCGCGTCTACAAGAGCTGGAGGTGGAACCATGAGCGACTTCATCACCGTTGCCGAACTGCGCATAGAAGCAGAGCGTCTTTGTGACGAGAACGAGCGCCTTGAAGCCGAAAACGCCAAGCTGCGAAACGACGCTGACCTGCTGAGAGCGATGTTGAGTCAGGAGCGTCTCGAAAAGCAGTGCTACATGGCTGAGAACGCCGAGCTGCAAGAGACGCTACAACGACGGACTGAACAGTTCGAGGACATGACCGAGATGTGGGTGGTTCGAGGGGTCGAGAACGCCAACCTGCGGGAGCTGGTGCGGGACATGTGGCGAACGATGGGCTTACTCAACGCCTGTGACGTGAGCGAATATGACGAGCCGCTTAACTGCATCTACTGCGAGCAGTGGGGCAATGTCGGCAAGAACATTGTTGGATGCAAGCTCATGTATCGCATGGACGAGCTGAGAATCGAGACAGACTGATGATGGGCGAGTACGACGCTGGATACGAGAACTACATCGACAGCCTGATACGAGAGATAGAGAAGCTCCAAGACGAGAACGATAAGTTGAGCGAGCAAGTATCAAGTCTCGTTGGCCGCAGCTTCCGAACGGCAGACAAGATGAGTTGCATCGAAGCCGAGAACGCCAAGCTGCGGGAGCTGTTGAGCGTCATGGCATATTGCAACCAATTCAGGCGCGACTGCGACGGATGCAGCATGAACGGCGCGGCTGGAATCATCACAGGGCGTGCGGGCTGTGACGAACTGCTAGCCCGCATGCGCGAGCTGGGAGTGGAGGTGACCTCATGACCGCGACCGAGCTTTTGCGCCGTCTGCTGGACGAGTGCGGGGTGGAGTACATGAAGGTTGACTTCATTGACGGTGAGCGTATCACGTCGTTCGATGCAAATGGCCGTGAGCACGGCTATCACGAGTTTCCAGATGGAGAAACCCTGCTGAGAGTCTGGCATCTGACCCCCGCACAGGCCATCGCCGCCACGCTGGGCGTTAGTACATGCGAAGCCGACGAGACCGACACGTGGGAGTGCGTCCGTGATGACTTGGGCAGCTACGGCAAGAGACTCACCGTTCACGTCATGGAGTGTACCGAGTGCGGGCACGTCTACGAGCACGTCAACGGCGACTATGAGTACTGTCCGAGGTGCGGACGGAAGCGTGAGGATGTGAGCGAATGAGCATCACGGACGAGCAGCAGATGTACTACGCGGCGACAACAGACAGTCACATCGACACCAACACGACCTACATCCACATTCCCGACAGTGACTCGGCAATCCTTGCAATCACGTGCGGAGAAGAGCGAGTCACGATTTCATGCAAAGACCTGTTCAGGCTGCTCAAGTGGGCTTACAGGCAGTGGGGAGGAAAGCAATGAGCATCACGGACGAGATAAGGGCGGCTGGAAAGGTGTATGCAGGCGTGTACACCGACATGGAGCACGTGGATTATGACAAGCCGACCCTCGACCGCCTCTGCGACCGCATCGACGCAGAGCACGATGAAGCCTTGAGCAAAATCAGCAGGGCTGCGCAACTGCTTGATGATGCAGAGAAAGAACGCGATTGCAACTATGCCAACTGGCAGGAGTGCAAGCAGAAGGTGCTGCAAGGCAACATCACGTTTGACGAACTCAACGCAAAGATAGAGTGCCTTGAGGACGAGCTGGCGCATTGCATTGAGCTGCCCAAGGACGCGGACAACGTGCCGTGGCACGTGGGCGACCGCGACGAGGACGGCAACGTGGTCACCCAACTAAGGCTAAGTTCCGATGGATGGTACGCCGTCACGGACGGCCCATCCGCCTTTCACCCCGAGCAGCGTCGCCACCACCACGCCCCGACCGTCGAGGACGTTTTGACGGAGTTTGGCATCGACTGGGAGCACGAGAGCGACTGCGAGGACAGGGCCGCGTTGCTCAAGGAGTACGCCGCCAAGCTCCGTCTGGCAGAGGGGGAGGATGCATGAGTAACTTCTACCTCTGCGACCACTGCGCCGCCCATCACTGGACTACCGAGGATGGCTTTTTCGTCTGCGAGAGCCGACCGTTCCAGCTTGAGAAGGTCGTGATGCTAGACCACCACGGCAGGGGCGGCATCCGCTACCGCAAGCCAGAGGACGTGTGCAAGTTCTACAAGCAAGGAGAGGACGCATGATGGCATTCATCTGCGGATTCTTAATCGGTGGCATGTTCGGCGTGACCGTGACGTGCCTGATGGTTGTTGGAGGTTAGATATGGGCATCAAGAAGGCCGAGGTTCCGAACGTTGACTACAAGCACGTCAACAGGAACCTCAAGGACATTCAGGAGTTCATCGAGTCCGGCTGGGACAGTGCCGAGGTCGATCTGGATTGGCGCAAGGCGAGCAACGTGGATGTTGCGATGAGGGTTGCCATGAGGCGCAACGGCATCGATGGCATCAAGGTCATGAAGCGCGGAGAGCACGTGTACCTCAAGAGGGTGAGCGCATGAGCGAGCTACTTTCCTGCCCGTTCTGCGGCAAGAGCGTTGCCGTGATTATGGACGACTACGGCGAGTGCCTAGAGCGTTGGGGAGACGAGTTCGATGAGTCTGGCCTAGAGGCAACCGACTACAAGGCCGTCGTGTGCAGCTTCTCGGATGGCGGCTGCGGAGCCTCTGGCGGCTGGCGGAAGACCGAGGAAGAGGCCATAGACGCATGGAATCGGAGGGCCCATGACTGATGACGAGCTCGCAACCCTAAAGGAGCTTTACGCTGACTCGATGCCATTGGCAGAGATTGCAAGGCGCATGGGCTACAGCAAGTCAACCATCCAGTGCTTCATTGCGGAACACAGAGACATGTTCCCGCATCGGAAGAAGCGCGTGCCGCCGAGGACGCGAGACTTGTGGGTGGCGAGGATTAAGGCCGGAAGGGTAACCCAGCGTCAGGCTGCTAAGGCTTTGGGCGTGAGTCCAGTGACCATCGCTAGGTGGGTAAAGTCATGGAGCTGAGGATTATAGACAAGGTGAAGGACTGCCCTCCATGCCCATACCTTGAGCTTCGGTTCGACTACGAAACGGGACATGCCCGTGGTAGGGAGTGGGAGCGGCAGACATGGGTTGCCCGTTGCATCCACGAGGGGGCATGCGGTCGCAAAGGGGGTAAGAACGATGGGTGACGAGAACTTTGCACCCCTAAATAGCGGTTTTCTGGTCAAGGCATCGGATGACGGCGAGTGGGAGAACCTCGGCTACATCGGCGAGGATGGCATCACCATCTCCGACGATTACGAGGTCTGGCAGGGCAAGCTAGCAGAGCTGAACCAGACCGTCACCATTGCGGTCAAGCCCCAATGGTGGTCTTTGAACAGGTTCTACAAGCTCGCCACTGGCCGCTACAAGTACACCGTGCCAAGGCTCAGGCGATGGAACAAGGGACACAGGAGGAACCGTTGAGCGAGGTCAAGGTTGAAATTCTCAGGCATCCCACCGAGGAGGACTGGGAGCGTTGCAAGATGCTCGCCATGAACACCATCGGCAGGGAGTGGTCTGGAACCGTAAGCAACACGTGGAAGCACAAGATTCTCAGGTCTGGGCACAGCCCGATCCGAACGCTGATGTTCACGATAAGGATGGAGATACCCTACTGGGTCTCAGTCCACTTCTGCCGCCACAAGTACGGCGTGGAGCACTACGTCACGTCGCAGAGGAACGACCGTCAGGACAACTACGACCGCAATCAGGCCACGCAGGACACGATGGTTACGCACGTGATGGATGTCAACGCGCAGGAGCTCATTCAGATTGCCCACATGCGCCTCTGCGGTCAAGCGTCGGAGGAGACCAGGAGGGCCATGTACGAGGTGTGCAAGGCCGTCTTGAAGGAGAACCCTGAGTTCAGGCCGTTCCTTGTGCCCAAGTGCAGGGTGGGGGAGCTCGGCTTCTACTGCAATGAGTTCAAGCCGTGCGGGAACCCTGGCAAGTACATCCCGTAAGCCTATGTGTAGGCGTTCGCATAACTGTAGGTGGGGCCATCCGAGAGGGTGGCCCTCTTTGATTGGAGGAGAACATGCAAATCAACGTCCAGCTTGACGATGGCGCGTATATTCCAGAGAGGGCCCATAATACCGATGCAGGGGCAGACCTCCGCACGCCGATAGACCTCATGCTCTACGGACACAGCTCGTTCAGCGTTGACACTGGCGTACACATCGAGCTTCCGCACGGGTACTACGCGCGGGTGGCATCCAAGAGCGGCCTCAACGTCAAGCACGACATCATCAGCGAGGGAGTCATTGACGAGGGCTATTCAGGCTCAATCGTCGTGCGCCTGCACAACCTCAGCAAGAACCCGCACCACTTCGCCAAGGGAGACAAGATCAGCCAGCTCATCATCGAGCCCGTCGAGTACGCATCATTCTGGCAGGTCGAGAGCGTCGAGGGCGGCGAGCGTGGCGCAAACGGGTTCGGCTCAAGCGGAATCTAAGCAATGCCACGACCGAACGCATCGAAGCGCAAGAGGCACGCATGGAAGATGGCCCGAAAGGAGCGGATGGAGCGCATGGAGGCCGTGTCGGGCAAGATGCCGCGCGGCACCAGACGCATGTGCTACCGCAAGCGCAGGTTCCACTCCGAGCTGGACGCGAGGCTCAAGGCCATGGAGATAGAGCAGCGCAGGAGCGTGCGCCTCGGCGTGTACAGGTGCCCGCTGTGCAAGGGCTGGCACCTCACGTCGAAGTATGAGCAAACCCTGTAGCAATGAGTGCGAATGTCAGGTGTTTGCGCAGGTACGCATATGCGCATGTGATAATGAGCCATGCACATCCGACGTTTGGGAGCCTATGGGTTGGAGAGAGTTCCTAGAGCTTGCGCGAGAGTCAGTGGGCCGCATCGAGGCCTTGACCTTCCAGATAGAGAGCGGCGGGGACGACCGCAAGGCGTCGGGCGTCTCCGTGAGCGGAGGGGGAACGTCCAACCCGACCGAGTCCGAGGCTCTCAGGCGCATGCTCCTCATGCCGAGGCTTGAGGAGCGCAGGGACTTCCACATAGACCGCGTGGGAAAGGCACTGGCGGCTATACAGTCCGTCAGGGACGGCCTCGGCGAGACCGAGGGCGAGATACTTGAGATGTTCTACATCGACGGGTTCCTGTCTGGGGAGATCGCTGGCGAGCTTGACCTCACCGTTGACGGTGTCTTCTACCGCAAGCGCAAGGCCCTCAAGTGGATGGACGAGAACCTGCCGATGCCGGAGTAAATCACAGGAGAAGACAATTGAATGGAGAGCAGTCAGCTCTGCCGAGCTACCAGCCGACGCTTGACCACGCTGAAAAGGTTGAGCGCAGCATCGCTCAGATGCGGCTTGCGGCTGGCATGAGTAAGAGATACTACGACGCACCGTTACTCATCTGCTATAGCGGTGGCAAAGACTCCGACGTGTTGGTTGAGCTGGCCGACATGAGCGGCATCGACTATGAGGTGCAGCACTCTCGCACGACGGTTGACGCGCCTGAGACAATCCGCCACGTACAGGAGGTGTTTGGCAGACTTAGTGCCAAGGGCGTCAATTGTTTCTTTCGCAACCCGACTTACAAGGGAAAACGCATATCCATGTGGTCGCTTATCCCACAAAAGCAGATGCCGCCCACGCGACTAGTGCGGTACTGCTGCAAGGTGCTCAAGGAGACGGGCGGCAATGGCCGAGCGATAGCGACGGGTGTGCGCAGGAGCGAGTCTACAGCTAGGCGTAGCCGCATGTTCGCCAACAACTTCTCACAGGCACGGCCAGCCGCACTTGACTTCGAGGACGCTGCCAGTTTGTTTGAGGACGCGGAAAAGGCCATCGAGCATGATGACAACTTCATCAGGTCGTGTAAGATGCGCGGCAAAACGAGCTTCCAGCCCATTGTCGAGTGGCTTGACGACGATGTGTGGCAGTTCATAGACGAGCGTGACATCAAAATCAACCCGCTCTACGCAGACGGGTTCAAGCGTGTCGGCTGTATCGGTTGCCCGTTTGCGCCCCGCGCAGAGAGAGAGAGAGAGTTCGAGCGGTGGCCGAAGTACCGCGACGCATACATGCGAGCGTTCAAGAAGATGCTCGATCACCGCAATGAATGTGGACTTGATACGCAGTGGGAGACGGCGCAAGAGGTCTACGACTGGTGGATGAGCAGATAAGTTGGAGGTAATTGCCCGATGACTGAAAATACAACGGCAAGGATAGTCGCTGAGAAGCGTAACGTTAAGTGTGAGGTTCTTTTCACGAGGGCCTTGGTCTGGCTGGTGCTCATGGGTCAGGCAGACCATTTGCTGATAAGGGCAGTTTTTGCGCTGTGCGCAGTCTTCGCCTTCCTTGAGTCCATCCTGTACTACGAGGTGGAGTAGGTGACAAAGCCCCGGCTCTCTTTGTGAGGGTCGGGGCTTTTTTTGTGCAGAAAATAGCAAAGTCGTACAAGGTGTAGTCGTTCTATAAAAATGCAGGTAGAAAGCCATAAACGAGTCAATTTGCACCGCTCGTCGGGTAAAATATGGCTGTCAGATAGTGGCTGACTTAAACATGGGTTATCATTTGTAGCGCACCCGCACGATGCCACTATCATCGCTGCGGGTGTTCTGCGTAGGGAGGTCGGTGCATAGTGGGCATCGAGATTTCCAGGAAGGGTCGCAAGAGGCTCCGCGACGTGTGGGCGGCGATGATGGAGCGCTGCTACGACCCCAGCTTCAAGGAGTACGCACATTACGGTGGTTCTGGTGTTACTGTCTGCGACGAGTGGCGCTACAGCTTTGCGGCGTTCCTCATGTGGGCTACCGAAAATGGGTATGACGAGAATGCCAAGCGCAACGAGTGCACACTTGACCGCATCGACCCGTTTGGCAACTACTCTCCTGAGAACTGCCGCTTCACTGACATGACTGAGCAGAACAGCAACCAGAAGATCAACGCTCTACACGACAACACAGAGGACATTCTCTACAAGGATGAGGTCGCAAATCTTCTCGGTACGTCTGTTCGGTTTGTCGAGTCGCGCACTGCGTCAGGCGTCATCCCATCCATGCTTATTGGCGGTAGGAGGATTTACAGCAGGGCCGTAGTCGAGGCGTTCAAGACGAAAATCCTTGCGTCAAAGCCTCAGCAGAACACTAGGACGGTAATGACTGGCAGCAAGACCGGGCAGGGAAGCCCTAACTATCGCCCGTGGACCGAGGACGAGGAGCAAATCATCCTTCATCCAAATGGGAAGACCGTCAGTCAGCTCTCAGCAGAAATCATGCGTAGCCGCGAGTGCATCTACGCAAGATTGCGCAGGCTTGGCACCTCATGGACGGCAGTTAGCGCGTCAGCCTAAAATGCCTCTCGTCAAATAGCCGCAGAAAGAACCCCTCGTGACACAACGCGAGGGGTTTCTGCGAAATCGTGTTGGGAAATCATACTGCACACAAGAAGTTAGCGGGCAAATCATCTCTGGCCGATGTGTGAGCCGTGAGGGAAATCATGCTGGCATGAACTCTATCCGCCAGGGAAATCACTCTGGCAGTCTTGCGTCTGTTGTCGGGAAATCATTCCTGCGGTCATCAACGGGCAAGCTGGAATATAAAGAAATCAGCCCCCACCGAGGCGGGGGCTGGAAAAATCACAACTGCAAGTCGGGGTCAGACCTGCGGTAGAAGCTGCTGGTGGCCTCGCGCTGGGCGTCCTCCGCGTCTGGGTCCTCCCATCGGAAGGTGACCTCGTACCCTAGCTGCGTGAGCGACTCCGCCACGGCCCTAGACACGGCGTTTGAGGTGCCCACCTGCATGTCGCTCTTGCCGCGCATGCCGTTGCGGTGCCACGGGATCACGATGGGCTCGCCCTCAACGCGGCGGTCGATGGCACCCTGCAATGCCTTGCTCACGAGCTTGCAGTGACGCTCGTACTGGCGGTCGATGAACCTCCATGCCTCCGGCGATGGCGGGAAGTAGTTCGGGTTCTCCCAACGCTTCACGGTGTTCACCGCAACGTCGAGCTCGCCAGCCACGTCGTAGAGGGATATGCCGCACATCTCACGCTTCGCGCGAAACTCCGCAACGCTCCTGTCCGCGTATGGTGCGTAGTCGATCCACCTTGCCATCTCCGTCTCCAATCCGCCGCTCCTGCGGCCATCGATTCTGGGCTTGTGCCCCGTTGGCGAAAGCATAGCACGTATCCCATGGGCACGCAACGACATTCTGGGTCTTCGTGCGCGCATCATGACGGGATTCGGAGTCCGCTGGAAAAACGGCGAGACTCAGAACAGCTCGCGCGCGCATCATGACGAGTTTTCGGGTTCGCTGAAAAAACCGATGGGGGAGGATTCCAGAATAGCTTGCGCGCGCATCATGACGGATTTCCGAAGCCGCTGAAAAAACGGCCAGAGGGGGAATCTCAGAGGTGCTTGCGCGCGCATCATGACGACTTTTCCGACTCGCTGAAAAAACGGGCCGAGGGGAATTTGAGGATAGCTTGCGTGCGCATCATGACGGTTTTTCGGACTCGCTGAAAAAACCGATCTGAGGGGAGAATCCGCTGGTAAACCGTTTAACTTTAACCGATTAACTAGGCCTCCTGGGGCTGCGGCTGGCCTCCGAGGGCCTCCGAGGCGGGGCGGCTGTCTGGGATTGTCGGCAGTGCGAGGGCTGCGCGGGGCGGTCTCTGTGACTCTGTGGGGGCTGTTTTCGTGGCGATATTGGCGGGCGTGGGCGTTTGGTCTGTATCGCGTTTCGTGCGGTAAATTCGGCCTCTCGTGGCCTCGTTTGCTTCGCAGGGCGCGCGGGCTGCAAGGGGTCCCAACGGCTGTAGGTTCTCGAGCTCGCTGCAGACGGTTCACGGCTGCAGGTCTTCGAGGCGGCTGCATGTGACTCGATAGGATCGGGGCCGGACTACGCAAAAAGTAAGGGCCCCACGTGCGCGGGGCCCAAACTTGCAATGATGCTAGTGCTGTTATTCGCGTGTGCCGTACCAGAATGCGGCGACAATCAATGAAAGAATCCAGATGAAGGGGGACAAAAGAAAAAGAAGGAAAAAGAAGACGGCCATAGTTACGCCTCCTTTGGGATCGCTGCGAACAATGGCTCATGTGTCGCGCGGTCGCAAATCTCGTAAACATCGCCGTCGTACTCGGTGACGGTGCGACCACGATAAAAGGTGATGCCGTGGTGCTGCTTGAGGTAACGGCGTAGGGCGCGGGGCACGTCTCCGGCGGTAGTGAACTCTCCGAGGCGGTAGGTGGTGTTATAGGTCCATCCGTCGTCATATGCGAGGGCGTCAATCTCTCGGACCTCGTAGCGGTCGTGTATAACGTTTCTCGGGTGGCCTGTAAACTCCTGTTCTCCACACTCGTCGTCACGCCAAAACGGGCGGGTAAAGTGCCTGTCTCCGTCGCTCCAATTGCGCCAAACAATGACATCATGGGCAAACGCGCGCGGGAAACGCTTCTCTGCCCATGCGCGCGGTACGGCCTGCATAACGATTCCCCTGCCATACAGCGGGCCTTCCTGCTCGGTCTGCAGGTTTACACGGTCGATACGCTCGGCGCGATACTGCGCGGTATCGTAGCGGTAAAGAGTGTCATACGGGCTCGGGTTGTGAATGCCATTCGGGCTATAGATTGCATAGTAATGGCGGCGGTGCTCTGGCTGTGCTGCGGTGCAAAAGAAGTCATCACTTGAAAACACGGTGTCGGCGTACTCGGTTGCGAGGGTGTCGGTGCCTACGATGTCGAGTGCGGCGGCTAACTCTCCGTAGCTGGGGCCTTCGAGCTCTGCGGCGTCGGGGTTGTACTCGTGATAGTGTTCCGTAAGGTAGGACTGTGCGAGCTCTTCGAGCTGGTCTGTGGTGAGTTCATAAACGTTCATGTCAATCCTTCTTTCTGCTGCTGTTGCGGCGTCTCCTGGTTGGCTAGATGAGGGCTAAAAACTCGTCTGACGTGATGATGGGCGTATTGAAGTACTCCGCGCGCTGAATCTTCGTATCTCCGGCGTTGTCGCCGATTACAAGAAGCTGCGTTTTGCTGCTTACGTTTTTGGTGGTGCGGGCTCCTCTGCGCTGGGCTGCTGTCTCCGCTTGCGTCCCTTTGAGGTTCGGGACAATTCCAGTAATGCAAACGGCCAAACCTGCGAGGGTGGCGGGGCGGCTGTGGTTAAGACTCTGCAGGGCCTTTGTGATGGGCTCTCCGTCGTGGGTGTAGGCTTGCATTTCTATCCGTCCTTCCTGCCGCTGTTGCGGCGTCGTCTGCGTGCTACCTGTTAGCGCGCTATGTCGGAGGCTAGGCGGTTCTAGCCTCCTCGATAGCGGGTTAACGGGTCAACTGTGCGCGGATGCTTTCGGCTGCTGCGCGGTGCCTCTGTGCCTCGGCGTGATCTCCTCGGCGCTCTGCTGTCCAAGCGTCGCGGTCGTAGAGTTTGAGCACGTATGAAACGTTCCCAAAATATGAGTTGTCGTTGGTGTAGCCGGGGCGAACGATTGCGCAAACTGGCGCGCGGCGGTCGGTGGGATCGGTGGTAAAAAGGGCCCACGGGCCGTCATGGCCTGGAAGCTCATGCAAGTGCGCGCGGGCATTCTCGTATGCCGTGCTTTTGTCCTGCGGGTGGATAAACTCGTAAAGTCCCATGCTGCTACCTTCTCTCTGCTGCTGTTGCCGCTTGTGTCTGGTGGGCTAGTGCCCATCTACCAACGCGCGCGGCGTGCGTCGCGTGCGCTGGCGGGGGGCGCTATCCTCGGGCGATACGGTCGGCCTCGGCTGCGATTTGCTCGGGGCTCCATCCTGCTACTGTGTCGGAGTAGCGTGCCCAAACATGCAGTTCCTTTGCAATGATGCGGCGGGCGGTTGCGTCGTCTGCCTTGCGTAGCTTCTTCACGTAAAATGGCGCTATTTCTTCGGTGGGATCGTAAAACGTCCCATCCTCGGTCTCGTGGTACGGGGTTCCTTCGTACCAGCTCGCGCCGGATTCGCTGTTATGGTTGACAATCACGAACAAAACGCCGTCGTGCTCGGTGAAAACGTCGGATGGCATGCCGCAAACGGTGAAACGGGCGCGCCTCTTGAAGTTGCGCAACTGCTGTGGGGTGAGATAGTTCTTCCAGCTCATGTCTAGGCCTCCTCTCGTGGGTTCGGTGCTAGCAATTCCAAAGCTCGGTAAACGCTGCGTCAATCTCTGCGGCGGCGTCGCGTGTGATGGGATATTCTGCGCGGTCTCCCCACCAATAGAGCTCAACTGCGCATGATGAGGTGTCTACGTAGATGTTTGGGCCTCCACAAGCAACCATGATGCAAACGCTTCGGGGCTCGGTGTCGTGCGGGCTGCTAACTCGATACTCAATGTCCAGGCAGTCGGAGAAATAGTCGAGCACGCTAACCTGCTCCCAGTACTCGCGCGGGTCGTCCTCGTCCTCGGTGTCTTCGTAAGTCCTGCCGCCTGTGAGGGTCCACACGTCGCGGTCCTCGTCGTACTCCCAAACGCACGCGCTGTCCCCGTCGCACTGGTAGCGGTCGGTGTCTTCGCAGTTCCAGAGTGTGCCTTCGTCGTCTCGGTAAAGATCTCCGGCACATACTGCCTCGATTTCTTCCGCAATGCCCTTGACGTGGGCGAGGTTCTCGGGGCTGTTGTAACTCATGGTATTCCTTCCTTTCTGCCGCTTTGCGGCGTTTGGCTTTGGGCTGTTGCCCTTGGTCTCTATCGTATCACGTTACCATCGGTAACGCAATAGAAAACACTGGTGCGGGCCCTATTTCTAGGGCCCTACGGTGCTAGATGCGCTCTCCGTCACGGGTAAAGCGGGTCTCCCCATCATTGAGCCAATAGCGCCAAAATTCGGGGCTGGTGTAATAGTCGTGTTCCGATTCAATCAGTCCATCCACAATGTTTCCGACTGCGTGCGCGGCGTCCTCGGTCAATTCCTCGGCGGCGTCCTCGATCCTGTCGCGCATGTCCTCGATTTCTCCGGCCGCTTCGGCGGCGGCGTGCTCGATGACTTCGAGGCGTTCGCGTTCGGCGTCGGTCTCTGCGTAGTACGCATTCCAATTCGCGTCACTTGCGATTGACCAAAAAACGTCGGCCTGTTCGGTGGCCTCCTCGTGGGCCTCCTGCAGTGCGATGATCCGAGGGGCGTACCTGTTCCATGCGTCACACATGTCCATTGAGAAACAAATTCCGTTGTCGGTTGCCTCGGTGACTTCATCCCACTTTGCGGGATGGTGCCAATAGTAGTTAGTGCCTCGGGCGGTGCCGTACCAACTGCATCCGTAGTCCTGCGAGACTTCGAGGGGCTGTTGCTTCTGGAGGTCTCCGACACAATCCAGAATCTCTTCCGTCGTGAAATACGTCTGGCTTCCCCACTCGTAAGCGGTGCGCTCCTCCTCCTCGATGGCGTCCGAGATTGCGCGGGCCTGCGCCTCTTCGCTCAACTCGCGAAAAAGGTACTCGGTACTGGTGTGGGCGGCGTGGCTGGTGGTGATGGTGACGTTTCCGGCGTCGTCGGTCGTGATGGTCTTGCGCTCGGTGTATGTCGTGGTAATGATGCTCATTTCTGTGACTTCCTTCCTGTGGCTGTTGCCGCTTACGGGGTGGGCCCTATTCGAGCGCGGGACCCTTCGCGCTGGTTGCCTAGATGGCGTAGTAGGTCACAATCTCGTGACGCTCGGCGATGGCTGCGAGGTCCTCACCAAAAGCGGACCAAACGCGCGCGCCGTCTGCGGTGAATGCGGTGGCTTCGGCCTCGATGGCGTCCACGTCGTAGGCGTCGGGGTCTCCGAGGTATGCGAGGAGCTCATAACGCTGGTATGTGGGGGCGGCTGCTGCTTCTGCGCGGGCTGCTGCATGGGCTGCGTCGGCGGTGCGATTCTCGATGTATTCGATAGCGTGGGCGGCGTATCCGCTCGTTTCGTAGTCCGAGAACGTCGTATTACGGTCATAGTTGCAAATAAGGCGGGCGGCGTTGGCTGCTTCGGCTGCATGTGCCGCAAATGCTCGCGCTGCGTGTGCCCACTCTGCGAGGTCTCCGGCGGGGTCGTTCTCGATCTTGTCTGCCGCCCACTCTGCGGCCTCTGCAAATGATTCTGCAGTGCGGGCGGCTGCGTCTGCGGTCTGGTAGTGTGCAAGTGCTGCAGCCTCGCGGGCTCGGTCTGCGATGGCCTCGACCATTGCGCCAACGGTTGCGCGGTCGTCGTCGGTGGCGGGGTAGGCGGTAAAGAATCCAAACGCCTCCGCTGCAAGCCTGCGCGCCGCTTTGGTTTCGGGATCGTCTATAGCTGGCTTCTCGCCGATGGCGTCGGCGTAGGCGTCCATAAATGCGTAAAACGCGCGGTTGGCTGCTTCGCTGCGGGCCTTCCTGGTTTCGTAGGTGCTCATGTTCTTTGCTCCTTCTTTGCTCGCCTCTTCGCGTCTCCGAGGCTTTTCGTGTTGGCTTTCGGCTGGTTGCCGCTCGTGTCCACTATAGGGCGCAAATGCTTAGTTACGTGGATGGGATGCAAATGCTTAGGATGATTTCACAAATAGAACACAAATGCTTAGCACTGATAGGCGGTAAAATGTTTGAAATGGGTACGTTTGTTCTGTTTTGGAGGCGGTGCGGGTGAATTCTTTGGAGGCTTTGCGGTTGATGCTAGAACGGTCTGAAATGAGCTCGTATCGGGTCGCGTTGGGGCTGGGGCGGGCGTCGTCCTATGTGGCGGGCATGCTTCGCCGTGGTAGTTGTCCATCTGCTGACCTGCTAGCAAAGATGGCGCACATATGCGGATATAGGTTAGACCTAGTTCCCTACGATGGATCGGAGGCTATACACATAGACGGGGGCGGGGCTGGGTAGGCTTCTTCTCTGTTGGCTTCTCTTGCTAGGGGCTCGGCGTCTGCTAGGCGTCGGGCCTCTTCTTGTATGAGGCTTCTGCAGGGCTCTCATGCTTCGCGGCTGGCCTTCGCGTCTGTCTGTCTAGGCTCCTCGGCTGCGTGGCTTGTGCGGCCTCTGGTGGCCTCTGGTAGGCGTCTGCGCTGGTCGCTCTCCGCTGCTGTGCGTCTCCTGGTTGTCTGCTTTCGTGGGCGTTGCTGGTCTCTTGGTTGTTCTCCTGGTTGCAAGGTGCGCGGCGTGATGGATCGGGGCGGGCTGGATGGTCTCTCATTCGAGCGGGGCGGGCGGTCTGCTGACTACGTTCCCGCTTCTTTAGTTTCTGTTGGCTGGTCGCTCTCCGCTTCTATGCTTGCTTGCTTCGCCTGCTTTGCCTTGTTAGGTCTTCGAGGCGGGCGGGCTGATTCTCTTCTGTGCTTCGAGCTCGCTAGGCTTCGAGCGCGGCGGGCTGGTCTTCGCTTGCTTGCTTCGCCTGCTTCGGTCGCGTCGCTAGGATCGGCGATTCATTCGAGCTCGCCTCGATGTGTTGGGCGGTCTTCGCTTCGCTGCAGTCTGCTCACGTGCTCCGGCTGCTGGGCTCTCCCGTCTCCGTCTCCTGTCGTTGGCGTGGCTGCTCTCCTGTATCCGTCTGCCTGTACTTGTCTGCCTTGCCTCCTCGCCTCGACTGCTCGCGCCTCGCCTCCTCGCCTCCTCCGCTCGCCTCGGCTGGCTGGCTCGGCTGGCGTTAGCCTTGCCTTACTCTCGACTGTTAGGCGGGGGTAACTCACCGAGGTTAAGCGATTAACGTTAAACGGTTAACGAAGGCTCCCCCCAGCCTTCGCGCGGCCGCAGTCGGCAGGGGAACGGCGGGGGGTAAGCATGGCATTTGCGTGAGACCACCCCTAAAAGCACTTTAGCGTGCTAAAGTGGAGGGGATTTCAATACCACTTTTCCGCAGTATCGAGGGGGTTCGTGGGCAGCTATCACGCACCGCAGCCATGGCAGCGCAGGTTCTACAGGTCAAAGGGCTGGCAGGAGTGCCGCAGGGTGGTCTGGGAGCGTCAGAACGGCCTCTGTGCCGACTGCATGAGCCGTGGCGAGTTCACGCCCATAGACGAGGTGCATCACCTCATCCCATTGACCGAGCTGAACGTCGGGAACCCCAAGATTAGCCTCGACCCAGACAACTGCGTGGGTCTGTGCCGCAACTGCCACAACAGGCGGCACGAGAAGGGCTTCAAGACCGAGCCAACTAGGGTCTGGTTCGATGAGCAGGGCAGGCCAATGAAGAAGGGAGTCGAATGGTAGGTGAGCTCGTTCTCATGCCGGAGGCGAGGCCAGCAATCGCAACGGTGAAGACGCCCGTGTTCGATGAGGACGGGTACGTCACGCACTACGAGATGAGGGAGCTCGTCTGTGCCGTGCATACCGTCCAGACAGGCAAGGGCGGCTGGGTGTGCGAGTTGGAGGACGGCACGGTTTCCATCGTGCCCTTCGAGAAGGTGAGGTTTGTCGATGGCGAAGAGTGAGACCTACAAGAAGGAGGTCATACGTGAGTCCGAGGCCTATCAGGCCATGGTGAGGACTGGGCGTTACGACCTCGCAGACCCTACCATCGAGTCAACCATCTGCCAGTACGCATGGCTCGATGACAAGATCGAGGAGTGCCGCCGCATCCTAGACACCGAGGGCCTGATGGTCGATGGGCTGCACGGCAAGATTCAGAACCCCGCGCAGGGGTCAATCAAGGCCTACATGGGCATGCAGGGCGAGGCGTTGCGCCAGTTGAAGCAGCTCAGCACCACGGCCCCAGAGAAGGGTGACGACCTCGATGACTTCCTCAAGGGGGTCTAGCATGAGGTACTTCGGCAACGTCCTGTACCTCTGCGACGGCAAGGCGTGCGACAACCCCACCCATTGCTACCACAACGGCACGGGGGAGTGCCGACACACGCTGCAGTGGCAGCACGCGCTGCATCCTGACATCGACCTCAAGGACTTCGTCTCAAGGCCCAGCAGGGAGGAAGGCAAGGTAGACCTCTGGGAGCCCTATGACTAGCGCGTACCACGAGTACATAGCGGACGTTCTCGCGGGGGCGTTCGTCACCTCTGGCAAGATAAAGAAGCTGTGCGCGAAGCTCAAGGCCCGTGGCGACACCTACAAGCGTTGGCACTACGACCAGTCCAAGGCTGACCACGCCATCCGCTTCATCGAGGCGTTCTGCTGTCAGACCTCTGGCGAGATTGGCAAGAAGCTGCGTCTGCAGCCATTCCAGAAGTTCCTTCTCTCTGCCGTCTTTGGCTGGGTTGACGACGATGGCAACCGCGAGTTCCAAGAGGTTCTCGTCATAATGGGCCGCAAGAATGGCAAGACGGTGCTTGCGGCGGCAATCATGCAGTACCTCATGGTCGCAGACGGCGAGTACGGCCCCCAGATTTACACCATGGCATGCACCGACTCTCAGGCCGCTCTTTGCTTTGGCGGCGCGAAGAAGATGATGAAGCAGTCACCCGCCCTCGGAAGGCGCGAGAGGATGGGCCTCGTGCCAGAGCGTAGGCGGCAGGGCATCCTGCACGAGGCCAACGATGGGTTCATCACCACCCTAACCATGAACACGGAGCTGGACGGCCTCGACGTTCACGGAGCGGTGTGCGACGAGATAGCCGCTTGGAAGTCCGATGGCCCATACAGTGATGTCAAACAGGGCATGTCCGCCAGAGGGAAACCCCTGATGTTCCAAATTAGTACGGCTGGCTTCGTGCGCAACTCCATCTATGACACCCAGTACGCCTACGCCTCAAGGTGGCTGGACGGGGAGATCGAGGACGACCGATTCATTCCGTTCATCTGGGAGCTCGATAGGGCGGATGACTGGATGCACGACGAGGAGTGCTGGTACAAGGCCAATCCCGGCCTTGGCACCATCAAGTCCATCGACACCCTCCGTGGCTTCGTCCAGAGGGCAATCAACGAGCCCACGTTCCGTCCGACCGTCTTGACCAAGGACTTCAACGTTCCGCAGAACAGCTCTACCGCGTGGCTCACGTGGGAGGAGTCTGGCAGCGACGAGCGTTTCGACTTCTGGGGCGCGGGGTTCCGCTACTGCATCATCGGATTCGACTACGCGCAGTCGGTGGACTTGGCCGCTGCTCAGGTCTTGTGCATGCGTCCAGAGCGCAACGAGGACGGCACCGTTAAGAGGGACATTGATGGCACCCCCATCTTCGACCCGCACATCTACGAGACGAGCATGTACTGGATGCCAGAGAGCAAGTTGGAGGCTCAGGAGAAGAAGGGCGACAAGGCCACCAAAGACCATGCTCCGTATCGCCTCTGGAAGGATCAGGGGCTTCTGAGGGTGGTGGCTGGCAACGTTGTGCCCACGTCCGTCCTAGCGGAGTTCATCAACGAGCTCAGGGACGAGCACGGCCTGTACACTTTCGCCATCGGCTACGACCCTTGGCACATCATCGGCAGCGACAGGGAGCTTCTTGAGCAGATGGTTGGCAGGGAGAGGTGTGAGGCCGTCATACAGGGCGCGAAGACCCTCTCAGACCCCATGTACCGCATCCGTGCGGACTACCAGGAGGGCAGGTTCATAGACGATGCGCACCCCATCAACCGCTGGTGCCGCATGAACGTCATGGTCACCACGGACACGAACCTCAACATCCTGCCCGACAAGAAGGAGGGCAAGGGCGCGAACAAGATAGACGGCTTCATGGCAGAGCTCGACGCCTACATTGCTCTCCTCCGCCACGAGTCCGAGTACAAAGCCCTACTCACGTAGTATTCACAACAATTCACACATTTTCACACGTATTGACATTTACAGACAAATGCGGTACAGTTAGTACGCTAGGATTAGTGTATGGGCCTCCGAAAGGAGGCCTTTTTCATGCCGGTCGGAGGTGGCGCACTTGGCGAACGACGGGCTCATTGCAAAGGTGCTCGGAAGGTTCCGCAGGCGGTCTACCGCAAGGGACGCCACAACGACCTACTTCCGCACCCTCACGGAGTACAACCCAGCGTTCAGGACATGGCACGGCGGGGTCTACGAGATGGAGCTCACGAGGGCGTGCATACACGCCTTTGCCAGCTCTTGCTCCAAGGGCGAGCCGCACATCAAGGGCAACGGAAGGCCAGAGCTGGTCAAGGCCTTCGAGAGCTGGCCCAACCCGTACATGACGTGGCCGAGGTTCCTGTACCGACTGGCCACCATCTACGAGGTGGACTGCACCGCGTTCGTCATCCCCACATACGACGAGCGCGGGTACACGAACGGCCTGTTCCCGTTGAAGCCCGACTACACGGAGCTTCTCGACGTGGACAATGAGATGTGGGTCAGGTTCACGCTGAGGACGGGCGAGCGCATGGCGTTCCCCGCGTCGGAGGTCTGCTGCATCTCCAAGTACCAGTACCTCAGCGACTACTTCGGCACGGCGAACAACCTGCAGGCCACCATGAGCCTCCTTGACAAGCAGGTTCAGGCGGAGAACAACGCCGTGGAGCTTGGCAGCAAGATCAAGTTCATCGGCAAGGTCGTGGGTCAGGTCGCGCCAGAGGACCAGAGGCGCAAGCGCGACGAGTTCTATGCAAGGAACTTCACGGACAACGACACCGTGCTCATGACCTACGACTCCACGTTTGCCGACATACAGCAGGTCAAGGCGAGCACGTACACCATCTCCACCGACGAGATGGAGCGCATCGACAAGCACGTGTTCGACTACTTCGGATGCAACGAGGCCATCCTGCAGAACAGCGCGGACGAGGCCAAGTGGGACTCCTACTACGAGGGCAAGGTCGAGACCTTCTTCCTGCACCTCTCCGAGGGACTCACGCAGTCGTGCTTCTCTAGGCGCATGGTCACTCAGTCTGACGCCCCGAACCGCATCTGGTTCGGCTCCGACAGGCTGCAGTTCGTCTCAGCGGCCACAAAGCGAAACATCGTCCGAGACATGACCTCCTACGGCATCATGACCGTCAACGAGGGCCGCGCAATCCTCGACCTTCCCAAGCTACCTGGCATGGACGTGTTCATGGTGCGCGGCGAGTTCTTCCAGATGGACATGAGCGGTCGCGTTGTGTTCGCGTCTGGCGGTCGTGAGGGATTGCCCACGCCAGACCCCGTGGACGACCCAGACTTCGACCTCGGCGGAGACGACCAGATTTACAACGACGCCGACGCCTATGGCGCGGTGGAAAAAGCAGACGTTTAGGAGACAGCATGCCCGCTAAACCGCACGAGCGACAGTACCGCTCGCTGCTCTCTCCGCTCGCACCCGTCTCCACGGGGGCCGAGAAGCGGTTCGAGAGCGACTACTACGTTGAGGGCTACGCATCGACCTTCAACGACCCCTACATGCTCTACGAGTTCGACGGCGTCGAGTACTGGGAGGTCATCGACCCCGATGCCTTCCGTGACTGCGACATGAGCGATGTCCTGTTCCAATTCAATCACAGCGGGCGTCCTTACGCTCGCATAAGCAATGGCACCCTCGTCGTGGAGCCGCAGCTTCACGGCCTGTTCGTCGCTGCCGACCTTGGAAGCACCACGTCTTCTCGCAGCATGTACGAGGACATCGAGGCTGGCCTCATCACGCGCATGTCGTGGGGCTTCATGCCCGACTGGGACTCCATCGAGGACGTGTACGACGAGGAGTCCCGCAAGTTCACTTCAACCATCCATCGGGTGAAGAAGATTTTTGATGTGGCTGGGGTGGATCACCCTGCCGATCCTAACACGGAACTGAGTGCGCGTTCCTACTTTGACGGAGCGATCAAGAGGATTGAGGCGGAGCGACTTCAAAGCGCACTTGAGGCCCAGAAGGCTGCTGAGCTTAGACGTAAGCGTATGGAGCTGAGGGCCAAGTCAATGCAACTTCGATAGCTAGGAGGATTCGGATGCTCATTTCCGAGTTCACCCCCATGGACGCGGTCTCGCTGCGTCGCATGGACGGCGAGGCCTACATGACCCGCCGCGCGGAGGTGCTTGAGCTCTCCGCCAACCTGCCCGAGGACGCAACCCTTGAGCAGATGGAGTCCCTCGACTCCGAGATGAACCTGTACAAGTCCGAGGACGAGCACCGCGCCAACATCGCGGCCCTCAACGCCGAGAAGCGTCAGCTCGTCATCGGCGGTGGCGGCAACACCGTCGAGTCCGTTGCCACCATGACCGTCAATGAGAACAAGATTGAGGAGGCACCCACCATGGATGCTCAGGCACGCTCCCTTGGCGAGCACTTTGTCAATTACGCCAAGCGCGAGGGACACGGCAAGTCCTTCCACCTCGTCGCGCCCGCCTACTCTCGCGCGGCTACCGACATTCACACCAGCCCTACAGGCGACGAGCTCAATGCCGCCATCACCACCTACGACACCAACATCGTTGAGGGCGTCCGCGAGTCCATGGGCGTCCTGAACCTGCTTGGCCGCGAGGTCATCACTGGCAACACCCTCGTGTTCTTCACCGAAGCCGCCATGGAGGGCACCATCGCTAGCGTCACCGCAGAGGCCGCTGCGAAGTCTCAGGTTCACTTCCCCGAGCCGACCCCGACGACCGTGACCCTTGAGAAGATTGCCGCGTACATCAAGGAGTCCGACGAGTTCATCGATGACTACGGCTTCCTCGCCTCCGCCATCAATGGCCGTCTGGTTTACCAGCTCAACCTCGTCCGCCAGCAGAAGGTCATCACTGACCTGCTCGGCACCTCCGGCATCCAGACCATCGGTGCCACCACCGCAGTCACCCGTAACGCCGTTGACGTTGCCGACGAGATCGCCAACGCAATCGCCGACACCATGACCTACTCTGGCCGTCCCGCCAACGCCATCGTCATGACCCCCGACCTGTGGAAGCTGCTCCGCATCGGCAAGAACGCCGACAAGGACTACTACGGCGGCGGCTACTTCGCGGCCCTGCACGGCAACAACATCTGGAACCTCCCCATCGTCCTCTCCAACCAGCTCACCGCCAACCACATCGTCGTCGGCGCGTTCGACTCCTGCGCATCGCTGGTTACCAAGTCCGAGGGCGTCACCGTCGAGGCCGTCAACACGGATCAGGACGACTTCATCAAGAACCTCATGACCATCCGTGCCGAGGTCCGCGAGAAGCTGGCCGTCCGCATCCCCGCTGGCTTCGTGGACATCACCGTGGCGGCTTCGTAATGCTCCGCACCTACAGGTGGCGCGGCGTGTTCTGGCGGTTCGAGGACGGCAAGGCACCAGAGGGTGCCGTGCTTGTCGAGGCCAAGAAGCCCGTCACGCCTGAGACGCCCAAGCGGCGTCGCGTCACAAAGGCAAAGCCAAAGGAATAGCGATAGGGGGTGGCGACCATGTCCCTGCTCGATGACGTGAAGGCCGCTTTGAGAATCGGGCACAACGCCCTTGACGACCTCATTGGGAGGAACATCGTCGGGGCAATCGCCGACATGGAGAACAAGGGCGTGTCCGCAAGCTGGCTCGGCACGGACGCGATTGCCGCCCCCATCACCATCGATGACGTGGACGAGGACAAGCTGCCGAGCGCGGCGTTCGGCCCCATCGTCTCGTATGTCCTTGTGAACACCCTGCTCGACTTTGACGAGCGGGACGACTTCATGAGGATTTACGAGTCGCAGGTCTGCACGCTGCTCAACGGCCCGATGAACTCCGTGTACGAGACGGAGGGCTGATGCGCTGGGACTCAGTAATCACACTCAGGGACGTGGTGACAAACTCCTACGTCGATGCCGATGGAAACGACGTTGAGGGCGAGCCCATAGACACGCAAGTGTTCTGCAACGTCCGCCACATCGACATCAGCACGTGGGCGACGGCTGCTGCCGTTGGCCCAAAGCCGGAGCTGCAGGTCGAGGTTCGTTCCATCGACTACGCGAACCAGACGCAGGCGGTGTTCGAGGGGCGCGAGTACGACCTCATGCAGTCCATGGACTACGGCGAGAACACCAAGCTCGTCTACTCCACGCACGCTAGGAACGACAATGGGTAAGCACCTGTGGGTCGAGGAGGACGAGTTCGCAGCCGCCCTCAGCGAGATTCTGGGCGACATCCTCGATGCCTCTGACGAGGCCCTCTTCGCGTGCGTGCATGACGCCGTTGAGCTTGGCCGCGACGAGTGGCGAAACAACGCCGCGTCGCACAGTGCCAAGTACCACAAGGGCAATTGGGAGTACGGCCAATACGTCACCTACCGCACGCTCCGCAAGAAGTCTGGCATCGAGGGCCATATCTACTCCAAAAAGCCGGGTCTACCGCACCTCCTTGAGAAGGGCCACGCCAAGATCGGCGGCGGCAGCACTGCCGCATACCCGCACGTCAAGCCAGCCGCAGACTTCGCCTTCGAGTTCGTCCGCACCCACCTGCCAGAGTACATAGCGAGGGAGCTGCGATGAGCGCAAAGTCAGTCGTGTACGCCGCCCTCGCTGCCACGGGCATACCTGGCCGTCAGGACGGCTACCCAGTCAACAGGGCACCGACCCCGCCCTTCTTCGTCTACACGGTCGAATCCACTGGCGGGTTCATCGCCGATGGCATCGTCTACGCGAGCCTGCCACGCATCCACGTCGAGCTGTTCGAGAAGGTGTCAGACCCGAACACGGAGGCCCTCATACGAGACGCGATCCTCTCGCTGGGCTGCGTGCCGGACGAGACGGGCATCTGGTCTGAGTCCGAGGTCTGCCACATCGAGCAGTACGACTTCACCTACCACAACAGAGAAGAATAGGAGGCCATCATGGCCGAACTCTCCAAGGTCCGTTTTGGACTCGCCAAGGCGTACTACGCCGTCATCAAGACTGACGGCACCTATGACACCCCCGCTCCCCTCCCTGGTGCCGTCTCCCTCGACCTCAGCCGCGAGGGCTCCGAGCCTTCTACCTTCTGGGCCGACAACATCGCCTACTTCGTGACTCCCGCCGCCAACGGTGGCTACACGGGCACGCTCACCCTCGCCATCGTCCCCGACACCTTCAAGGTCGCCGTCCTCGGCGAGGTCGTTGACGACAACGGCATGCAGGTCGAGGTTGCCGACGCAACGCCCAAGTCGTTCGCCCTCATGTACGAGGTCGAGGGCGACGCCGACAAGAAGCGCTACGTCTTCTTCAACTGCTCCGCCCAGCGTGCCGTGGCAAGCGCAAACACCAAGTCCGACTCCACCAACCCTGACACCCAGGACCTTGAGTTTGCCGCCATCGGCAAGGACTTCGAGAACTTTGGCGGCACCGGCACCACCAAGAACATCGTCAAGGGTTCTGCCGAGGAGGCCGCTACTGCGTTCGCCACCTGGTACACCGCAGTCCCGACTCCGACCAAGGCCTAGCCACAGTCGGTTTACACCATTGGAAGAGCAGCCCCGTCGCGCATCCTGTCACTGCGCGGCGGGGCTTCTCTCAGATACAGACAGGAGTATCTCATGCTCATCAAGTTCAAGAACGTCTCTGGCCGTGGGGTCAAGAACCCGCTCCGCTGGGGCGACGGCGACGACATCCACTACGCGGTCTGCTCGACCTATGCCTTGAAGCTCTACCAGCAGACGTTCATCGAGGACCCGTCCTCGAAGCACCACTCGCTCATCAACGACGTTATGGACACTGGCGACGGCTCCGAGTTCATGTCCTTGGTGGGCATCGACTGGGACGCAGACATGAGGGCCGCGTGGGCGATGATGCGCTCCGCCGACGTGGCTGGGCTCAACGACGGCGTTGACCCGACACCGAGCTACGAGCAGATGCTCGCAGACCACGCTGCGGACATCATCGACTTCTCCGACCTTCACATGTGCGTCTCGCGCGAGATCGATGCGACCTTTCGTACCCTATCCGCCCGACTCGCTAAGGCAGCACGAGAGCAAGAGCAGTAGCGGCACGCGCCTGCCCTTCACGCAGGTGTTTCTCGCCGCCATGAGGTTTGGGTACTCGCGGCAGGATTTGGCCGTGATGCCCTATGGCGAGGTCATCTTCGACCTTGCGGCAACGAACGAGGGTTCAGACGATACCGAGTCGCACGTCGAGATGGCGACGCAGGAAGACATAAGAAGCATGCTGGGGTAGGTGGTTCACCATGGCAGAGTACGCCGGACTTGAGATTCGCATTGGCGGCAACACGACCAAGCTCAACAATGCCCTTAAGGCGTCAACCAAGAGCGCGGCTGAGCTGCAGCGCAACATCCGTCAGGTCACAAGGGCGATGCAGTTCGACCCGACCGACCTGCGCAACATCGAGACGCGAATCAAGCTCACTGGCGACCGCATGGAGAGCCTGCAGTCAAAGGCAAAGCTCATGGCAACGTCCATGCAGCAGCTCGGCGACTCCGTTGTTTCCCTCGGTGGCACGCCGAAGACCATCAGGCAGATTGCATCAGAGACAGACAACCTCACGCTCACGGCCAAGCAGGCCGACGAGCGTTACGTCAACATGACTGACTCCCTTGCAGGAATCTACGATGCGTGGAACAAGATTACGCGCGAGGAGGGCATCGACCTAGCAAGGAAGCTCGGCATAGATTCCAAGACCGCGCGCGAAATCATGGATTCGAGCACGTCGCTCGTCAAGATGCGCTCCACCATCCAAGGCATAAACAAGGAGCGCAAGGCGGCTTTGGACGTACAGGGGTACGGCCCGGCACTCGTCACCCCAGAGCAGCTTGCGATGCTTGAGAAGCTCAAGACCATCAACTTCCACAACATGTTCAAGAACGGCCTTGAGCTCGATGACGTAATCAAGGACGTTCGAGACCTCGGCGTGGCAATCAGTGATGACGCGGTAGAGAACGTCCGCAACCTGCAGACCGAGTTCAAGAAGGCAGCGAACGAGAAGGACATCTTCGACAAGGCCCTCAAGTTCGAGGAGATTGGCAACGATATTCAGCGCGTCAACTCCGAGGCCGAGAGCCTTTCGCAGACGATGCGTTGGCTCGATAACAGTCTGACCACGACAACCAGCTTCGACCGCTTCCGCGACATGGAGGCGGACTTGAGGAAGGTCGATTCCGCACTAGAGAACGTCGAGGCCGACCTAAAGCGCACCGAAGAGTCAATGAAAGTTGACCCCAAGAACATCCAGCTCGCCGCAAGGTACATGCAGGACTTGCAGCAGAAGGTCGAGCTGAGCGAGGAGAAGTCGAGCATCCTCAACAAGGAGCTGACGATGCTCGACGCAAGCGGCGCAAAGGATGCTGCAAAGAGCCATCAGGACTTGGCCAAGTGGATCGAGGAGTCCGCAGAGAACGCGCGCGTTGCAAAGAAGGAGCTCTCAGACCAGAGGGCTGAGGTCAGCAACCTCGAAGACGCCATCAAGAAGACCACGCAGCACATTGCCACGGCCAAGAAGGACATGTCGCTCATCGAGACGACGGACAACGCTCAGAATTACGCCCGTGCGGTCAAGGACCTCGCTCAGGCAAACAAGGACTTGGCAAGCGCGCAGACAGGGCTCGAAAAGAACAAGGCGAACCTCGCAGATGCCAAGCAGGGATTCGAGGACGCGAGGGCCAAGGTCGAGCAGTACACGCAAAGCATTGACGAGCTCAAGCAGGAGCAGCAGGAGTGCCTTGCAATTCTACAAAACATGGGAAGCTACTCCGATGATGCCTTGGAGGCTGCATATAGTAGGTACCCTGAGATTGATGCTGAGATAAAGGAGCTCAACGCCAGCCTTGCGGATGCACGGAAAAGCGTGCAGGAGTTCGGCGGCACAATCATGAACTCCGAGGAGGGCATACAGACCTCCGAGCAGGCAATCGAGAAGTACAACGGCCAGATTGCCGAGCTCAGCAAGACCGTCGAGAAGCTAAGTAAGACCAAAGAGGTCCAGATACTACAGAACCCAAACGACGAGATTGCCAACGAGGAAGCCGCCCTCAAGGACCTAGAGGCCGAGCTCGAACAGGCCAAGCAGAAGGAGAAGGAACGTCAGAAGGCCTACGACGCCGCAGCAGCGGAGAACAACCTCGCCAAGGAGGCAAGGGCCTACGACGACATCGAGCAGCAGATCGAGGAAACGCGGGTCAAGTACCTAGAGGCCACGGAGGCCATGGGTAAGAAGTCAAACGCCATCCTCAACCCCTCCACGCTCAAGAGCCTCGGCATGACCCTGTCTGCCACGGTGACTCCGCTGATTGCTGGCATCGGCAGGAGCATGCTCGACGCGAGCCAAGACATCGACACCGCATACCGCAACATGCGCAAGACCGTCGATGGCACGGATGACCAGTTCGAGGCACTCCGCAGGAGCGCGATGAACTTCGCATCCACGCACGTGACCAGTGCCGACCAGATTCTTGAGATCGAGGCCATCGGCGGCGAGCTCGGCATCGCAACGGAGAACCTGGAAGCCTTTGCGGAGGCCATCAGCAACATCGATGTCTCTAGTGACCTTGACACCGAGGAGGCCGCAGAGGTTCTCGGCCACCTCAGCAACATCATGCACCTCACCGCAGAGGACTACAACGGGTTCGCCGACGCGCTGGTTCGCCTCGGCAACAACGGCGCGTCCACAGAGTCCGAGATTGCCAACATCGCCGAGCGCATCGGCTCCATGGGCTCCATCGTGGGAATGTCCACCTCGGACGTGTTGGCATGGTCGAGCAGTATCGCCAGCACGGGCCAAAACGCAGAAGCCGCAGGTACAGCCATCAGTAAGACAATGTCGTTCTTCGAGACCGCCGTTGCCGCCGCTGGTGGCACCATCGACACCAGCTTCGACGCAATCAACGCGGCGGTGCAGGGCGGCGGGGACGAGCTTACCATCTTCGCAAACCTCGTTGGCAAGACCGCTGACGAGTTCGCTGAGGCGTGGGAGTCCGACCCCGACGCGGCCTTCGAGGAGGTCAAGGGGTCCATCAATGGCGCGAAGGACTCACTGCAGGGCATCGCAGACGTTGCCCACATGACGGCAGACGAGTTCGCAAAGACGTGGGAATCCGACCCCACAAAGGCGATGGAAGCGTTCATCAAGGGCCTGAACGACATCGAGGCCTCCGGCGGCTCTGCCGACGCGGTGCTGCAGGGCTTTGGCATCACCTCCGTCAGGCAGAAGCAGGCCATCGAGGGCCTCATGCGAACCATCGGCGGTCTTGACGACAACCTCAAGATGTCCGAGGACGCATGGAACGGCATCTCTGACCAGTGGGGTCAGGCTGGCGACGCAGCGAACGAAGCGGCGAAGAAGGCCGAAGGCTTCTCGGGCCAGATGCAGATAATGAAGAACGTCTGGCACAACATGCTCGCAGAGCTTGGCGAGGGCGCGGCCCCGTGGCTGCAGCGCATCACTGGGATGCTCAGCTCGTTCTCAGAGGGCTTCACGAACATGAGCCAAGGCGCGAAGGAGGCAATCGTCGCCGTTGGTGGCATCGCCTTTGCCACTGGCCCACTGCTCACGCTACAGTCAACAATCCTCACGTCGATTGCCAACATCAAGGACTGGGCAGCTGAGTCCGTCACTGGCCTCAGCATTGTCCAAGACACCTACAAGAGACTCGGCAACGAGGGCGTCAAGGCGCTTACGGGCATGTCGTATGGCATGACATCCGCAAAGCTAATTGCCGCCGAGCTTGGCACCGCACTCCTCAAGGCCTTCGCAATTGGGGCCGCAATCACCGCAGTCGTGGTACTTGCCTCCGCGTTGAAGCAGCTCTATGACCAGTATCAGGATCACATCGAGGCCACCAAGGGTATGAGGATTGCCCTCATGGGCATCGGCGAGGAGTCGGATGCAGCGGCCACCTCTATCGAGGAGGCTGGCAAGTCCCTTGGCAACCTCGCGGAGGACTCTCAGGGATACGAGAGCCGTCTCGCCAACCTCGCACGCACCATTCGGGACTCCAACAGCCAGTACGGCACCTTCGCCGGAACGCTCAGTTACTACGGCGACACCATCCGCGACCTCGCTGGCAAGGAGGGGCGCACAAAGGAGGAGAGCGCAAAGCTAGCCGCCGCGCTGCAGAGCATCAACGACGCATGCAACACCAACTACGGGCTTGACGAGTTCGGCAACATCATCGACATCGAGACTGGCAAGGTTCAGGACAACACCGACGCAATCCTCGCCAACATCGATGCCAAGCGCAATCAGGCGCTCCTTGACTACTACAGCGACGACTACGCCACTGCAGTCGGGCAGTACACGGACGCTAAGGCGAAGTTGAAGGAGGCGCAGGACTACCTCGAATGGCGCAAGAGCAACGAGGGCATGCAAGACTACCTGAACACGTTGAAGGAGACGCTTGGCGTCAACTACAACGCCGCAGACGCCCAGACGCAGTACGCGCAGGAGGTCGAAAGGGCAGAGCAGACCGTCAGTAACTACAAGGCCGAGGTTGCGAACACGGGCGTCGCGCTCTCAGACCTTGAGGGCAAGATGAAGTCTGCCCAGGACGAGCTCGACAAGAACAATCAGACGCTTGAGGAGGCCGCAAAGGCCGAGGAGGAGTATGGCAAGAGGGCCGAGACGGTAACGGCAGACGTTACGGGCAACATGAAGAGGCTCTCAGATGCCTTCGCCGAGCTTGGCGGCGACGATGCTGGCTTCAACGCAATGGCCGAGGGCCTTGAGGCAATCCACGTCAGCGCGGAGGAGCTGAACAACGTTGACATGACCGCACTCGTGAGCGGGTTCGACTCAGCGAACGGCTCGATGGCGCAGATCATCGCAACGCTTGAGGCTGGCGGAGTCCAGATGAACACGTGGAACGCCGCGCTGGAACAGGCCCCTGGTGCCGCCCAGAACATGAGCAACCTCACGGCTGCTGCGTTCAACGCCATGTACACCATGGCTGGCGGCGACATCAACGCCACCATGACGCTCATCGCCGGACTCGACTCGTATCAGGTTGGCGACAAGACCTTCTACGTCGGCGACAACGGCTCGGTGACCGACTCGCAGGGCAAGGTCTACGACCTCAAGACGGACATTAACGAGCTGCCCGACGAGGTGAAGGCGAAGGTCGGTGTGGACAACTCCGACGCGAAGAAGAAGACCAAGGAAGTCGATTCCGCGCTCGACAAGACAGGCAGGAAGAACCCGAAGCCGAAGATTTCCGCAAGCGACAGCGCATCAGCAACCATATCGAACGTCAACAGGAAGCTGAATCTGCTCAACGGCAAGACGGCGACGACCTACATTAGGACCGTCACGACGAACGTGCAAAAGAATCAGGCCACAGGCGGCATGAACAGCCGCCCCGTGATCCCCAGGCACGCATCGGGCTACATCGCAACGGGGCCGACGATCACCAACCAGGGATGGATTGGCGAGGACGGCATAGAGGCCGTGGCGAACTGGGCCACTGGAGGTGCCGTCGTCCCGCTGACAAACAAGCGTTACATGCTTCCCATTGCCGACGCCATCGCCGATGGCATGTCCAAGCGCGTTGGCAGCGGCGGCACGAGCTACAACCTCTACATCAACGGCGCGTCAATCAACGACGACCCCGCCATCAGGGCCGCGTTCCTGAACCTGATGAGCGAGCTACAGCGCAAGGGGGCGATGAACGTTGGCAATCGATGAGGGAATCTACGAGCTGCGCACCATCCTACAGACCTCTATGGTCGTGACCGGCTCCGGCTACACACCCGTCACTGGCTCCAACGTCTTCCTCTACTCGTGGAACGACGGCAACAACCGCAAGTGGCGGTTCACGAAGGACTCCAACAACCGCTGGCGCTTGCAGAATGCGGCCAACGGACTCTATATGACGCTCGGCTCGTCTACGCCCGCGAACGGCGTGAACGTGCGCCAGTGGACGAGCAGCGCAAACGACATCCAGTACTGGAATGTCATCGAGACGGGTAGTACCGTCAACTACGAGGGCTACACGTGCCCCGTCGTGCGTCTCGGCAACTATGTGACGAGCGGCGGGACCACGTGGATGCTCGACGTGGATGGTGCCATGACAAAGAACAGCACCAACATGGAGATTAACAGCTCCAACAGCAACAACAGCCAGAGGTTCGCGCTGGTCCCAACGTCACTTGGCAATAATTCATACCCAGTGCCAGCCAGTCTTGGGTGGACTGCCAACACGAACAACAACCCGTACAAGACGCACGCATGGGCGTCCGAGACGCAGATGCATCTTGGCTGGAAGTGCCCGAACACGTGGGTTCCGAACTCTTCGAGGGGCTACGAGCGGCGCATCCGCACAAGGCTGATGAGTGCATCAACCTCCACGTGGGGGTCTTGGTCGCAGTGGACCCAGTGGGCAGATGTTGACCCCGTGATGCGCGGTCAGTACTGCTACGACAACAACGTAGTGGACGGCTCATTCAACACGAGCTCCTACAAGGCCAAGGAAGTCCAAGCGGAGGTCAGGTGCAAGTCCGGCACGACCCACGGCCAGACCGCGTCGGCAACGGTGCGGAACATCATAGACCCAACCGCGACGATTTCGGTGAGCGGCGTCACAACGAGCGGAATCACGCTCTCCGTGTCAAGCGACTACCTTCCCGCGTACTACACCATCAGGGCCATCGAGGTCGGCGGGAAGAACGTCCTAGCCGAGGCGATACCAGTGAGCACCGTCAGCGGTGCGGCAACCTGCACGGTGCCGTGGGGGAGACTCAAGGACATTCCCGACAACGGGGCGTCCGCGACCATCCGATACTCGCGCGGCACCGACCTCTTCGCGTCAATCGGTGGAGGTGGAACAAGGTCAACTTCCGCAACGCTCACCTATGGCACCGCACCGTCAACGGCACCGACAATTTCGGGCGGCAGCGGAAGGACGCTCAACGTGTCCTACACGGGCGGCGTCACGAGCGTGTGGACTTCCGCTGGCGACGGCGTGTTTGGAAAGGCCAGCGGCAGCGGAGTCCTGTACCCGTTCAACAAGTCGCTACGAATGCTTGCCACCCTCGGTGACGGCAAGGTGTACGTGGCGGACGTTCCCGCGATTCTTGGGAGGCCAGCCCACGCATTCAACTGGTCTGGCGGGTCATTTCTCTTGGAGTACAGAGAGGGCGAACCACTATCCACGGACGTGTCGGTGGAGCGCGATACCGAGAGGTTCAAGCTCAACGAGCGGGAGTGGGAGTCCGTACACTACCAGCGCACCAAGAGCGGCTCGATTACCGCGACAGGCGCACTTGTCGGCGAGCTCAGCGAGTCCACGAGGAGGGAGCTTGACGCCCTCGTGGAGCAGGGCTACGTCACGTACCGCAGCCCGTTCGGTCTTGTGGCGAACGTGGCAGTCATGGACTACAGCCTGACGGAGCATGACCGCTGGACAGAGGTATCCGTGAGCATGACGCGCGTTACCAGCTAGGAGGTCGCCATGGAAATCGACTGGAAGGACCAGACGCGCGTAGACCGCCTAAAGTTCGAGATGGTGTCGGCCACCAACCTCAATGATGTTTACGGCGAGCTTGAGGGGGTTGACCTTTCTGGGTCAACCCTTGATGCCGCTTACTACACGGACCTCCGAACGTCAGGTAGGCTCTCCGTCCGTGGCGACGGTTGGGTGCGCGGCAGCAGGATAAAGATTACCCATGAGGTGCCTGACTGGAACTACTCGAACGTTCTAGGCACCTACTTCGTGACCGCAGACCCAGCATCCAGACATCACGGCGGATGGGACTACGAGCTCAACCTAGAGTCATCGCTCAAAGGCTTGTCTGAGGACAAGCTGGTTAGGCCGTGGACCATAGCTAAGAACGCCATGGCACTCACGGCAATCAGGAAGTGCATCGGCGACGCCAAGCAGCCCTATGACGTGAGCAGGGCGAGGAACGCCAAGCTCAAGACCCCGCAGGTCATCGACTCGGGCACGAGCCGCATCGAGGCCCTCTTCACGCTCTGCAAGCTGAGCAACAACCGAGTTGACGTAAGTGGCAACGGGGCTATCGTGGTTGCCCCATACGTACTTCCCGCCAGCAAGGCCGCGAAGTTCCGCATCGACCTCGAAGAGCCACGCGGCATTGCCTTCGATGACCTCGAACGCGAGTCCGACTGGCTCTCAATGCCCAACGTCGCGGCTGTGAGCCACAAGTACAGCGACACCATCAAGAAGAACGGCAAGAGCGAGACGGTGCAGCGCGAGATAAACGCCTACGCGCAGGTGTCGAACGGTGCGCACCAGTCACAGGCAATCAGGGGCTACACCATCACGAGCTTCGAGTCGCTGTCCGAACTCTCGCCGAGGACCGCTGCACGAGCGCAGCAGATTGCCAAGCAGAACCTCAACAAAAACGTCAAGGAACTTGTCACATGGAGCCTCACCACGACGTACCTGCCAATCTGGGAGGGCGACGTGGTGGAACTTGCCGTGCATGACGGCATGCAAGCGTACAGGGGCGTGCGCAAGTGCCTCGTGAAGAACGTTTCGCTTGACCTACAGCACATGACCATGCGGCTAACACTCAAGGAGACGGCTTCGGGAGACGAGGAGGACTAATGGACATCTTCGACCTTGGGTCTTCCCTCTTCGGTCGCAGTCGGGCCGAGTCGGACACCATCGAGACTGACGCCACCACGCGCACCTACGTCGGAACCGCAACGTCAAGCTCTGCCGATGGCAGCGTGTACGTGGAGCTGTCCGAGGACGTGACGATGCCAGACGAGTACGAGGGCGAGCACGGCATGGGCGTTGAGATGCCAACCGTCCCCGGCGTCCGCGAGGGCGACGAGGTTCTCGTGACGGTGTTCGGCGGCGGAGTCATGAAGTCCCCCGTGGTCACGGGCAACGCTGGCGAGGGAGACCGTCAGGACGAGGCGATCGCCGACGCGCAGAGGGCGGCTGAGGTCGCGTGGGACTGGGCCGACGAGGCCCACACCGCAGCCACGCAGGCGCAGGAGGACGCAGCGGACGCCGCACAATCAGCAGCCGACGCAGCGGCAAGCGCATCCGACGCGGCATCGTCCGCATCGACGGCGAGCGCGAGCGCACAGCAGGCGGTCAGCGACGCATCCACGGCGGCTACCGCAGCGACCAACGCGCAGGCGAGCGCGGCGAGCGCGGAGTCAGCCGCACAGGCGAGCGCGGGTTCCGCATCGGCGGCGGCAACCAGCGCGTCGCAGGCACAGACATCCGCTGGCGAGGCGTTGACCAGCTCACAGGAGGCTCAGGCAAGCGCACGCAGCGCGAATGCGAACGCGACAGCCGCCATCAACAGCCTAGCCACCGTCGAGGACGTTGTTGACACGCTCTCGTGGATTACCCAGCACGGCACGATGGCGAAGACCACCGACACGGCGGTTGACCCCTCCAAGGTCTACTTCGTGCGAGACAACAGCGGTGACTACACTGTTGGCAACTACCGCTACTCGATAGTGCAGGAGCCCGTCGCGTCGGGCCTTTCCGACTATTACGAGCTGACCATCGATAAGTCAGTGCAGAACTACATCGCAACGCATCTGTCTCTGACAAGCGAGGGCCTCTGGCTGACGCCCACGGCGTCCAACGCCTACAAGGTTCTCGTCGCCACTGGCTCTGGCAGCACATACACCACCGCTGGCACGTACATCATCGACGGCAGCGGCGTGACGGTGGCGAAGTTCACGGGCACGGGCATCTCCTTCGCCGAGGACAAGACCTTCTACATCGGTGACAGCTCGGCATACATCCAATTCGACGGCAACGGCCACATCAGCATTGGTGGCAGCGGACTCACCATTGGCGGGTACATCCCAACGGGCGGCGTGACCGTGAACGACCTGACAACGGACGCCCAATCAGCCATGCTCAACAGCAACATAAGCGTTGGCGGGAGGAATCTGTCAGTCGTAGCCGAGTATGAGGAAGGGTACCTCCAAACAAATACTCAAAGTCTCGGTGCGATGAACGCTACGAGGCAGGAGCACACCAGCGCGTACATACCAGTCGAACCTGACGATACATACGTCTTCCAGAACTGGGTCACACCGACCACGGGCAGCTCAGAATGCCTTTGGATGGCTTACCAGTTATACGATTCGAGCAAGTCTCTGGTTGGCAACAGGTCATCAAAGACCGCAGGAACCAACACGGGACTCCCACAGCACGAAACGTATGTAATCACCATTCCGACAGGGGTCGCGTTTATAAGAATCAGCGCTCGCCTTTACAGCGACGGAAAGATGAAGCTCGAAAAGGGCAACAAGGCAACCGATTGGACCCCAGCACCAGAGGACGTTGACAGCGCCATCTCCGACGCAGCCAAGACGGCCACCTCATACGTCACGGAGGTCACCGGGCAGAACGGCATCATGGTTCACCCGTCCACCGACGATGGCACGGGCGTGCGCATCACGAGCGACGTGGACATCATGCGCGACGGCAACAGCGTATTGAACGTCGGCACGCAGGGGGACACCACCAGCACCGACGCTGGCGTCACCATCTACGACGGCACGGCGAACAAGGGCGTGGTGGCGAGCTTCGACAGCGACGAGGTGTCGCTGGGCGCGAACAGCAACTCGTCCACCATCGACATGTGCGGTGGCGCGTTCAAGTTCTCGATTGACGCATCCGACCCAAACAACGTGACTGGACTCATAAAGGTCGACCAGAACGCAATCGATGACCATACGGCTGACACGCCTACGATACAGATACTCTCTGGCACGAGTTCTGATGGTCGCGGGATAGAGATACTGGGAACGCCCGGCGCACAGTATCCAGTCAGCGTAGTCAGCTATGGCAGCGGGACGATGACCAGCAATGTTGGCTTAGGCTCGCTAGGCGTTTTGACTCCGGGCATAAATTTCGGCAGTGCTTCCGGTCTGGTCGAAGCATATGGCGGACTCTACGTCCAGTCACTCACCGGCACCAACTTCTGGTCGACCGTCCCCGGCACAATCCTGTGGTCTGGCGCCTACTACATGACGTCGAGCCACATCGCAAACCTCACATACAACATCTCGACCTGCCCAACGGGCATCGTGCTCCACTTCCAGCCCTACACCAGTAGCACTATTCGAGACTACTATCACAACTACGTCTTCGTCCCGAAGGTACATGCCACGGGCATCTCTGTGCACATGTGCGCCCCCAACTTCCAGAACATGGGGACGAAGTATCTCTATGTCTATGACAACCGCATCGTCGGTAACGACAATAACAACAAGTCTGGTACGAACAGCGGAATCACGTACAACAACGCGTTCTGGGTCATGACCCAAGTAATCGCCGTCTAGGAGGGACATATATGGCTTTTTTGACAATCGAGCTTAAGACCAATGACCAAGGTGGCACCGCTGCGGAGGTGCTGTACACGGGTTCTGACATCAAGGTCGCCGAGCAGAAGTACTACCAGACCCTAGCGGTCGCAGCGACCAGCGGCAGGCCCCGCCATGCGTGCGTCATCCTCGACTCTGACGGTATGACGATGGCGCAGCGCTCCTACGTCACCGAGCAAGCGCCAACAACCGAATAATTTATATTTAGAGAAAGGTAAACCATGGAAATCGACTGCAAAATTCCAGTCAGCGCAGTCTTACCAGACCCAACAAATAGTGTAGAGATTAAGGACGAAATTGAGGCTCGTCCTATTGAGTATTACACGTTCTACGGCACAGATACTCAGCAAGTGTTTGACCTGGATATTTGGCCTGATGTGTTGGGAGGCAATGATGGCGACCGCTAATACAGTTCTTAGCATTGCGGCTAAGGAGATTGGATATTACGCGCCAAACGATCCGGAGCCTGGTTCGAAATACGGACGCTGGCTTGCCAAGAAATGGGGCGAGTCGTGGCTTGCAGGTCCGTCGACCTCAATTTGGTGGTGCTGTCTGTTCGTCAGTTGGTGTCTTGACAAGGCTGGGCAGAAATGCGACGGTTTCCCGACGTATAACACAGACCTTGCTTGGTCTAAGGCGAAGAAGTACGGGGTCAATAAGAACAACGCCAAGGCCGGCGACATTGTGATATTTGACTGGAACATGAACACGGCGGCCACTGATCACATCGGATTCGTAGAGAAGAACCTTGGCAATGGATATATTCAAACGATTGAAGGAAACACATCCGGAACTGATTGGGGCAGCCAATACGCTGGTAACGGTGTTCATCGTCGTGTGCGTTCTCTCAGTCTGGTTCGTTACTGCATTAGGCCACCCTATACTGGTGCTCCTTCCTCAACAACTTCTACTACTTCTTCAACATCTTCTGGAAGCGTGGTTAAAATGACTGGCGTTGGTGGAACTTATAAGATTGCTCATGATAGTCTGAACGTGCGAGATGCACCAAGTCTCAAGGGCAATATTGTGGCGTCCTACAAGAAAAATGATACAGTCATCATCGACGACGTTGCCTACGTCTCCGATGGCATCATTTGGGGACGTTATACGGGGGCCTCTTCTGGTAAAAAGCGTTATATCGCCATTGGCAATCTGACGTTCGTCAAGCGTGTCTAGGAAAGACGCTCTCGTCAACCTAGCTTTAAACTATGCAGAGGACGACAGCC